GGCCGCGATGGACGCGAGGGACGCGAGGGACGCGAGGGACGCGAGGGACGCCCTCCGGAGGTTTGCATCCTGGTGCATCCAACGCGCTTCGTGGTACTGGTATTTTGAACTTTCGTGGCTGGCTACAACCCACATCGGCGCCGTGCAGCTCGAGCGTGCAGATATCCAGACGTGGACTGCCCCTCTATTCGAGGCATATTGTGCCGGCGCTTGGTTCCTGCACTGGACCGACGATGCGGTCTATTGGATCGCGAAGCCCTCCGTCCATGTGGAGCGCATTGACGGGGAGCGGAGGATGCATTGCGAGTCCGGACCCGCACTCGATTCGGATGTAGAGGACCTCTACTTCTGGCATGGAGTCCTGGTGCCCGATTATGTCGTTATGAATCCCGATAGGATCACGGCTGGGCGGATCCGAGAGGAAGACAATGCCGAGGTGCGCCGCGTCATGATGGAAAGAATGGGATGGGAGCGATTCTGCGTCGAAGCGCAGATGAAGGTTCTGCACGAGGATTTCCTCGAGACGCAATTTCCCGCACTGCCAGTCTCGGATTTGGTGGATGTCGGGCAGCGCTTGGTGACCACTTACCGGGCGGGCAAAGAGACGGCGCAGCTGCTCGAAGCAGAGGGGATGACCGACTTCGAAGACCGGCCGCTCCGCTTCGTTAGGCTCGCCGATCCTTCGACTGATCGGCAGTATACGATCCGCGTTCTGCCCACGCATAAACGGTGCTACGAGGCCATTGGTTGGACATTCGGCATGAGTGAGGATCAGTACAAGAATCGCCCCTATCTTCGGCAGGGCGATGTTCTCCTCAAGCCACTCGACGTTGTAACCACCCTGCAGCAGGCGCATAGCTAACGGCTGCTGTTCCCCATTCACCCAAACCCCGAAAGGACATGTCCACGATGATTCCCAGCAATGCAAAGCGTATCCCGCTCCGGCCTCTCGCTTTTGGCGAGAAGACTGGACACCATCACTCGCTGATGGCCAACCCCGGCGTCTGCCTCGAGGAGGCGGCAGAGATGTTCGAAGTCAAGACGGAGGATGGCGTCAAGCATTTCCTTCGCATCACCGGCGACGGCGTCTCCCTGGTCCATCAGGAGCACAAGGCCCATCCGAGCATCGCCCCCGGATCGTATGAGGTTGTGATCCAGCAGGAGAATTCTGACTGGGGATCTCGCGCAGTCCTCGACTAATCCACCGCAACCGCGGGCCGGCGCGTAATCCGGCAGCAGAAAGGTTGGATGTCATGAGCGACTTCTCGTTTCCGAGCAGTGGTGATCTTACCGAGGATGAGCTCATTGCAGAAAACTTCAAGCTTCGCATGGAGCGCATGAGTAACAATGTGTGCCCGAACAGGTGCGCGGCGATGAACTGGATTGACGCTTACAGCCGAGAGTGCCCGAAGTGTGGATTCCAGGGATTCTCAATGAAGCCGTACGACATAAAAACAGGAAACGCGTGAAGGCGAGTATGGGAGTCGTGATGGCGAGCGAGGGATGGAAGAATTCGCACAGCTTCTATGGGAAAGTGTTCACGTCGAGCAAGGCCTTGCCCAACGGCTGGACAGCTTCCGTGACTGACTGCACCCAAGCGTCCGCTCCATTCCGGGGAACGTATTACACCGTGCAGGCAAATTGCCGATTCTGGGGCGTTGGACATCCTGAACGATTCAAGATGCTGGAGGATGCGCGGGCCGCCGCTATTGAGTTCACAGAGAAGATGCCAACTTGCGACGATAGCGCCTCCGATGGCAATCATTGCCGGGGAGCATGGGATATTCGGCGGGCCGTCATTGATGAATGGAACCGCAGCAAGAGCAGGGGATAACGATGAGCAAATCGGTAGAGTGGTCAGTTCAGCGCGAGCATAGGTCCGGCAATAAAATTAGCGTCAGAAATCCTACCCAGGCTGAGGCGCGGGCTATCTATGACAACGCAGAACTGGGTCCAAATGATGTCAAGGTGAGCCTTATTCGTGAGGAATCGTGCGTTGAGGCCTACAAGCCGATTGCTCCGCCTGCGGCCCCGAGTGAGGAAGCGGAAATTCCGAGTGATGAAGCGGGCGAACACGAAGAGGATTGCCCTTGCTTCGGGGATGACGTGCCCCACTCTGAGGACTGCGCTAATTGCACCTGCGATAGATCCACCCCACCATTGGAATCAGGTAAGGCCACCCCTCCTGCGCCAGAGATCGCTGCATTGCCTGAATTAGATCAAGAGTGCCGGGACGAAATAACTGCTATCCCTAAGCGGTCGGTATATGACGAGTTGGATCATGTCAGGGCTATCCTGCGTTGCAGAGAACGTCAACTTACCGCCCTCCGTGTCTCCCTACCATCCGAACTCGACAAGCTCGCCCACAGCCTGGCCTTCGAGAATGCCGTGACCATCATTGACAGCGAGTCTATACATGCACTCTCCGAAGACTGGCAAGTGGTCGATGTTGAGGGCGAAGTATACCTGGTCGATGCCCTTCGCTATCTCGAGCTGCGCGGCCTTCTCGAGCGTCACCCCGAGCATAAGGACTGGGTTCGGGTAATCGATGAATCCGAGGCAACGGCATGAGCGCAGAAGCCTATCCGCTGTACTGGCCCGAGGGTTGGAAGCGTTGCCGTAATCGCGAGCACTCCAGATTCAAGACTGGGTTCGGCGCGGCACGCAACCTGCTATTCGCCGAACTGGCTCGCATGGGTGCGCGCAAGGTCATCCTGTCGACCAGCGTCCCACTTCGCAACGATGGCCTGCCGCGCGCCAATATGCGGCCCGACAATGGCGATTCGGGCGTAGCGGTCTACTTCCAGCGCAACGGAAGGGATATGGTCTTCGCCTGCGACAAGTACCGCGACACGTGCGACAACATCTACGCCATCGCCAAGACCATCGATGCCATGCGCGGAATAGAGCGATGGGGAGCTTCGGACATGATGGAGCGGGCGTTCTCGGGGTTCAAGGCGCTGGCTGCACCAACCACTCGCGACTGGTGGGACGTCCTTATGGTGCGCCGCGATTCGAGTCGTGAGGCGATTGAAGCCAACTTCCGCAGTCTGCTGAAGACTCGCCATCCCGACGCCGGCGGAAGCCATGAAGCGATGGCAGAGTTGAATATGGCTCGCGAACAGGCTATCGCCCAGATCGGACAAGCGTGAATCAGAACTGTTGTCCCGCATGCGGCCAGACTCTCCCCGAACGCCGGGGCCGCATCTGCGCAGTCTGCCAGCGATCCATCGGCCGTCACGACAAGTTTCACTTTGTTGGCTCGAGCGTCCAGCATCGCGATTGCAAGAATCCCGAGATGTATCAGACAGTGGCCACCCCTCAACCCCGTCTCATCGAAGACGACAACCGCGGAGAAATCGATGCTCTACGACGAGAAGGCGCTTCGGAAGCGTTGTAACAAACAATACGACGATATGAAGAAGAGGGCTCGCCCTCGCCTTTGGAGGACCGGAAAGCTCGCGGGCAGAGTGCGCAGGCCTGGTCTCGAGCAGCTGCCGTTCACGAAGGATCAGCTCTGGAGGCTCGCCCTGGAACAGGTCGGTACCGGCGTACTACGGTGCCCGTACTGTGTCGAGATCGGCCGCGGCGCCACTCTCCTCGATCTCAGCAACTTCGTCTGGGACCACTTCGAGCCCGAGGGAAGGATAGGCATTGCTGCCCACACGCTCGCTAATCTCCGCGCCGTCTGTCCGGATTGCAACAACCTCAAGGGCAAGTTGTCCTACGACTTCTTTGTCGGCCTTATGGCCGCGATCGACCGGTGGGAAGATCCCGCAGACCGCGCCAACATTCACAAGTGTCTTCGCTCGCATGGCGTCACTATGCGCCTGAGATTCCCCGGAAAGCCCAAAGAGGCCTCGGCCCCTGAACCGGAAGTTGCAACTACTATGCCCCTCGCACTGCGGGACGACTGGTAGACCTTCGCACCACCGAAAGGAAGTTAGCTATGATCTGGTTCGCCAAGGAACATGCCCAGCAGGTGACGCTAAAAACGTACACCGGCCTCGTCGGCAAAGCCCCCACCAAAGCCAAGCGTTTGCGCATGGCTTTCACTCTGGATCTCACCTCTGGCGACGTCAAAGGCATGCCCGATTGGATGCAGGACGCCCGCGATTTCGTCATGCGAACCGGACAGACTGTAACGGAAAATCTCTCCGTCCCGGGCGTCAACATATCCTTCGGCGATCCGAATCTCTTCAAGAAAAAGCCTGTCGAAGCTCCAAGGGCTGATCTCCGGAAGTTCAAGATCTACTCCGCTGGCGATGCCGAGGAGCCGGACACGCTACTCAGTTTCTTCGCCTACTGCAGTTTCTCGACTGACCTCAACCGCTGGCTAGGGCAGATGAACGGGGAGGCGTTTACCGCGACCTTCGATGGCGTTGTCTCTGCGCCGCAACCCGGCGATGTCGTGCTCGTCTCCCCGGGAGCCGCGGACGAAGACGAAGATGACGACGATGATTCGGGCGATGGTGACGACGACGAGGATGAAGGTGATCCAGCCGCCGCGAACGAGTCGCAATCTGCCAAAGCCGCTCGCATCCGTAAAACAGCGGAGGCTAATGCAGCCAAGGCTAAGCCGGCGGCACGTCCCGCAATCTCCTTCACGAAGCCCAATCGCTAATCACCAGGGCGGTGGGCCAGTGCTCGCCGCCGTACTTCCCAGAAGAGAGAACGGGACTATGAGCTATCAGGCAATAGATGAGCGGATGCACAACGGGGTTTATTCGGTGGTGGTGAAGACGACTTGCGATCTTTGCAAGGATCAGAAGGTGCTCACCATTCCCGAGACTAGCTGGCTCGCATGGACCGGCGGCGAACTGATTCAGAAGGCGATGCCAGAGATTTCAAAGGATGACCGCGAACTCCTTATCTCAGGGACGTGCGGACCATGCTTCGCCAAGATGTTTGATGGAGGCGACGATGAATAGCAATAACCCCAGCGACGACCGAGAGCTAAAAGCGGAACAAACGGTATGGAATAGGACGATGGAGCAAGTCCAATTTCCAGGCAAAGCCAGCCTGCCGTATCGGGTCGTTTACAACGGCAATTCACTGATGTCCATATGCTCAGACGGTGACAAAGTAGTGGTGGCCCTTCCCCTAGCCATACCAGAGGGCAGAAATACTTACTTCCAGCCCACCGATCCAGAATCTAGGAGCCTGCAGTACATGGTGTGGGCAGCTAATCTATTCCCCGCGCTTGTGGGCGAGGTACAGAGATTGCGTGACGAACTCGCCGCTCGCCTCCCCGTACCGCCTGCGGAGCAAAAAGTGACTCCCAAATGCCCACAATGCGGTAAGGAATTGGAGAAGGTTAGCCAATCCCGCAATTCGCCGCTCAATTCCGACCAGTTCGATGCTGTACGCGCTGGAGACTGGTTCTGCGAGTGCCATAACAATGGTCGCGGAAACACCGAGTACGCCTACTTCTGGGATAGTGAAGTTATTCCCAAGCTCCCTGTACCGCCTGCGGCCCCGAGTGAGCCCGTCGAACGATGCAGCGATTGCCCACGCCTTTATGACACAGAAGGTCCTATCTGCGAAGACTGCCCACCATTGGAATCAGGTAAGGCCGCCCCTCCTGCTCCAGCGAGTGAGCCAGAGCGTTTGGCTGATAGTGATCCAGGTAAGCCGTGGACATGGTACCCACCGTGCCGATGGTGTAAGGGAGTTATCCACTGGCATAAAGAAAAGTGGGTTCACGTGGCCGAGTTTGGATGCCTAACGCGTCTAGCGTGCGCAGATGGGAAACATCATGCAGAGCCCACCCATCCCGCACTAGAGGGGCAACCGGAAGCGCCGCCAAAAGGGGAATGCAATTTTCCCGACTGCGATTGCTTGCCAGAGTCAGAATGCCCAGACAAACCTTCGCTCACCGCCCCCTCTCCGTCTCTAGTGGAAGCTCCATGGAAAGAGACGCGATATGCGCGCCAGCAGCAGATTTACAGCTGGTGCATCGCGGCGTTTGGGCACACCGAGGCGACGTCGCTCCCGCAACGTGGCCTTCGATTGCTGGAGGAGGCGGCAGAGGCAGCGCAGGCCGTTAGCGTTGATCTGGCTATAGCTCATCACCTGTTGGATGTGGTGTGGAGCAAGCCTCCCGGCGAGATTGGGCAGGAGTTGGGTGGGGTCGGGATAACGACGCTCGCGTTAGCAGCCGCGGCCGGGTTGTCGGCTGACGAAGAGGAATCGCGAGAGGCGACAAGGGTTCTCGATAAGCCGCTGGTGTACTTCGCCAAGCGCAACCAGGCGAAGAACGATGCGGGCCTCCGTACCTCCCTACCATCTCCCCAGCCCGTAGAGGGAGCCGCACTGATTGCAGCAGAACGGCGTCGGCAAATCGAGTCCGAGAACTGGACCCCCGAGCATGACGATAGCCATGCGAAAGGCGAGATGGCTGACGCTGCGGCCTGCTATGCAAAAGTAGCCGCGATGAATTCGTATCCCGGTCCCGTCCCACTGGATGTGCCTAGCAATTGGCCCTGGGATGCGGAATGGTGGAAGCCATCATCTGATCCCATCCGCAATCTCGTCAAAGCTGGCGCACTCATTGCAGCAGAGATCGACCGGCTGAATCGCACCAAGAAAGCAGGCAAATAATGATCGATGAGCGCAAACTGCAAGAGCGCGGGCTACCTAAGTCTATCCATGCCGAGATGACGACCCTCGGCGGCATGCTGGTGGACTCCGTCGCCGTGCTCGACGCCACGCGGATCCTCGACCCCAACGACTTCTCCCTCGACTCGCACCGGCATATCTACCGCGCGATGCTGGCGCTGCTCGATGCCCGCGGCGCCATCGACATCGTCACTGTGGTCGAGGAACTGCGCAAAAAGAAGCTGCTCGACTCGGTAGGCGGCGTCACTTACCTTGCATCGCTCAGCGAAGGCCTGCCGCGCAAGCTCAGCATCGAGAGCTATGTCCGCATCATCCGTCAGAAGTCCCGCCTCAGGGGAGCAGCCGTGGTCCACCAGCGAGGGTTCGATGACTCCCTTGACGAGGGATCAGATCCTCTGCAGGTGATCGAGCGCAGTATCGAGGATCTCCGTTCGCTCGCCGATGACAGCGATGAGACGGAGCTCCAGAGCGTAGGCGACTACTTCAAGGCTCAGGGCGAGCCCGAGCAGATGTTCGAGGTCATGGCCACCGTCAACGGCATCAACCTCGGCTTTGCCCAATGGGATGAGCTGACCGGAGGCCTTCAGCCAGGAGATCTCTGCATCATCGCCGCAAGGCCCTCAATGGGGAAAACGGCGTGGATGTGTAACGCTGCCCGCAACACTGCAATGGCCGGCAAGATCACAGCCATCTTCTCGCTCGAGCAGCCACGGCAGAGCATCATCCGCCGCATGCTCTCCTCGGCCGCGCGCGTCGACTACAAGGACATCCGCACCAACAACCTCCGTCGTCAGGACCGCACTCTGCTACTCGAGCATCGGGCCATCCTCTCGCAGCTCCCGCTCTACATCGACGATCAGCATGGCCTTACAGTGACGCGCATCAAGTCCCGAGCCCACCGCCTGAAGGCTAATGTCGGCCTCGATATCGGATTTCTCGATCAGCTCAGCCACGTGTCCGGCGCCGATGTCTATCAGAAGGGGATGCAACTCCGCGAGGTCGTAGGCCAGCAGACCAAGGCTCTCAAGCGGGCAGGGAAGGAGCTGGGCATTCCATGGGTCGTCTTCAATCAACTCTCACGCGAAGCCGGCAAGGGCGCTAGCGTTATTCCCATCCTCGCCAACCTCAAGGAGTCGGGAAACATCGAGGAGGATGCCGATCTTGTCGGTCTGCTCCACCGCCCCGAGTACTACGACAAGTCCGATGCTTCGCTACACGGCAAGGCGCAGATGATCCTGGCCAAGAACCGCGAAGGCGAGACCAAGACCATCGACTGCACCTACCAGGGCCGCATTCTCCGCTGGGAGGATGACTACGAGATTCCCGCCGCACAGGAGTCTTTCCACGGTGACTACCGGGCCGCATGGTAGCGCCCAAAACCTTCACCTTGCCGGCGCTTCTTCCGGGATAAACCGCTAAACATGAGGCCAATAATGAGCAAGACAATCCCAATACAATCCGCCAACGCGATCAGTCCGGAGCCGTGGGTGGACATCAAGAAGGTAGCCGAGCACCTCGGATTCGGCTATCAGGCGACCGCTAAGATGGTGAAACAGGGCAAGATACCCGGCAAACCCATCGTCAACGGCAAGAAGACGTACTGGCGCTTCCGCCTCTCCATCGTCGATGCTTTCATGCAAGATTCCGGCGATTCACAGGGCGCAAGTCACTAAAATTGAGCCACTTCGGACAAGGGGGTGTCGCATGAAAAGGACGAGCTACCAAAATGGCAGTGTTGTGCGCAGGAAGCGCATCAAGGGTCCAGACGTTTGGGACCTCCGCTACACGGAAGACAACGTCCAACGCGCCAAGCGGATTGGAACCGTCGAGAAATACCGAACCAAGGCCGCGGCACAGAAGGAGGCCGGCAAGCTCCTTCAGGAGATCAACGATCGCCTCGCAGGCGTCAAAGTCTCCGGTCTCTGTGACCGCTACGCCAAAGAGGGGATGCCAGACCGCCACAGCACCTCCGGACCCTATCAATCGCACCTGAAGCGCGTCCGGAGCCACTGGGGAACCTGGCGCGTCGACGATATGGCCAAAGACGTCATGGCCGTCGAGCGCTGGATCAATGAATACATGACTCTGGGCACCCCCGATCGCATCATCCCCGATCGCATGGCCAAGGGCAAGCTCATCCCGGGAAAGATCGTCAAGGGCCAGCCGCCGCGGCCTGCCAGCAAGAAGACGAAGATGCACATCAAAGCCTTCGTCTACCGACTATTCGAGTGCGGCATGAAATGGGGCATTATCTCCATGCAACGCAACCCCATCGGACTCGTCGAAGTCAAGGGCAAGCGCCAGCGCAAGCGGCCGCTCATCCTGCTCACCGGAGAGCAGTACCGGAATCTCATCGCCGATCCTGAGCTCTCCCAGCATGTCCGGGTGATGATCCAAGTGGCCATGATCCTCGGCCTGCGCGCCAGCGAATTCCTCGGCCTCCGGTGGGATGATGTCGACTTCGAACGCCGAACCGTCACCATCCGCCGGTCCTTCGTCGATCAATACGAGGACGACACGAAGACTCTGGAGTCCGAGGCCGAGCTACCCATGCATGATGACCTGGCGATCGTTCTGAAGGGCTGGCGTGAGCAGAATAAAGACGATGAGGGGAATGATATTTCAGTGAACGGCTGGCTGTTCGGAAGCATTACCACTGGACGGCCCTTTTGGCGCGGAACCCTCCAGCAGGACCACCTCGCCCCCGCCGGAGAGCGCGTCGGTATCGAGGATCTCGGCTGGCACGCCTTCCGCCATACCTACCGCGCCATGATGGGAGAGCTCGAGATCCCGCTCGAGATGCAGAAGACGCTGATGCGCCATGCCGACATCAGCACCACCCTAAGCTACGGAGGAAAGACCTCCACGAACAAGAGCCGCCCATACAACGCTCAGGTGGTGGAAATGCTGAAGAGGCGAGCATGAAACCTTATCTTGCCCTTATCTTGCCTTCGTTTTTCAACCTATCCCGTAAGTTGTTGATTCTGGTGCGCCCGGACCGATTCGAACGGCCGACCCTTTGGTTCGAAGCCAACCCTTTACCTTATTTTTCAACGACTTGCATATGTTTTTATAGTTTTCTAGGCCCAGCAAAAATGCGGGTTTGAGCTATACCCGCTGATAAGTCTTCCCTCATTCTTGCCCTCGTTTCTGAGGTGAATGCCCGGTTATATTGGAGGAGTAGATGGCGGATGTGAACGAGATTATGAAGCTGGTGATGAAGTCGGCGGCGAAGATCGCAGTGGAGCGGCCTGACCTGCAGCTCGATCCTACCCTTCCGCTGGTCCGGGAGAAGCATCCGGAATGGTTCGATCCCGATGAAAAACCGAGGGCCTACTGCGATAAATGCGTGAACAGCGGACCCGAGGTAGGGATCGACGAGACGGGCATGTGCAGATACTGTCGCGCGCTTAGAGCACCTTCCGCTAAGCGATAAAAGAGGGAGTAATTCGATGGCTAAAGCAGAAGTGAAGCTCACGATGGACGATGGGACGGAGGTTGGGTTCTGCCTCGATACTGTTGAATTTGAGATGAAGAATGGCATTCGAGAGGTCACTAGGGTCTCTAGCTTAGATCGAGAGTTCGAAGCCGATGGCACGATGACGTTTATGCTGCACGGCCGCAAGATGCCCTGGGGGAAGCGATGAAGCACGTTAGATCAACAAAACACATCGTCGAAGAGATTGCAGAACTGGATAAGAAAATCTCTTCAGTTGGGTCGTATCCGACGACCATGCTCGAAAAGAGAGACGCTCTCTTTTCCGAGCTAGACCGAGCCAGTATGGCGGAGAAATATGGCCAGCGGGAGGAGCGATGAGCTTTGATCCTGCTGAATTGGCGAAAGACAACCCAATCCGCGATTATCTGGCCGATCAGATGCGTCGATATGCTGAAGCCGCGATCCGCGCTCAGAACCTCAGAGCAGAATTTCGCCTGCGAGATTTCCTTCTCCGCAATCGACTGCCACTGAACGAAGTTGAGATGGTGTACTTCCAGCAAACCGGCGAGTCCTATCCGCAATGGAAGGGTGCCATCGATCTCCTGCCGGTTGTGTCCGCACCCGAAGATTGAGCCCGCAAACGACAAAAGCCCCACCAGCCTAAGCTGATGGGGCCATGCCTGCTCTGGCGATTCTCCGCGACCTCCTTTCCTCTCCGGATCGTTCGGCTGTAAACTGTCGTTGCGGCCAGGTGCACACCTAACGGTGGCTTCCTGCCAAAAGGTCACTCTCTTACCGGGGTGGCCTTTTCAATTGGGGCTTAGTTGACGGATTAGCTGACGGGTGCGATCTGCGCATAGACACTCAGGTCCAGACCCGTCCCCGCCTTTGCATAGGCAACGAGAGCGGCCTGGACGTCCTTGTCGATGTCGTCAACCTGCGACAGCAGATCCGGCGAGAGGCCCGTGGTAGACTTCAGCACGGCGATGACGCCCGACGCCGCGGCGAGAGCAGCCAGACCGTCCTGCGTTTTCGAGGTCCCCGCCTTGATTCCCGCGATGACTTGGGATACGGGGCCCATCAGGCCGGTGATGAGGGTATCGGTGGATGCGCCGATGACCCCACGGTTGAGGAGGATCTGGGGAACGAGGAGCCCGACGATGCTGAGAATTGTGGGAAACATTGTTATTTCACCCCCTTGGAATTGGAATAGCTCGTCTGAGCGGTCTGGGCATTGGCTATTGCGGTCTGAGCCGCCGCCTCCGTTGCCGATCCCTGGTGGTAGGCCGTGTAGAGCGCGTTGGCCACGTTCACCGACTGGATGAAGGTGTTCAGGATGGCCTTCTCCTGCGCTTGCTGCGCGGCCGTCTTCTCGTTGTAGTTGACCTTCTCCTGGTTCAGGAACGAGTCGATGCTGGCCAGCGTCTGGCCCATCGTCTGATCCTGAGAGTTGAGGTAGCCCGGGGCGAGAGCCGCCGGCGGGGTGTTGGCCGTCACCTGCTGAGTGCAGCCGATCGGCATCAGGCACAGGCTGAGGGTGAGTGCTGCTGCTGCTATAAGACGCTTCATTGGCGGGCTCCTCCGCTTTCGCGGACGTTGCGGATGCTGTGGTTAGCGGCGGTTGATGAGAAAGACCAGGAGACCTATCCAGAACATGTCCTTGGCCACGGCCTTCCGGTCGGGGTCTTGGATCGTCAGGAAAAGCACCAGGCCGAGAAGACAGATGAGGAGCGGGAGATAAATCACGATGGGCATGGGAAGCCTCCGTTATTTTGGGCCGAGTACCGCATCCTTTTCAGGCACGGTGGGTGGGGGTGCAACCGCTGGCGGCGGCACGGTTATTTGCGTGGTTGTCGTATTGCCGTCGGGGGTACGCTTGGCCTGGAATGCTACAAGCGAGGCGGTGACAAGGGAGGCTCCGAGGTCCACCATCTTGTCGAAGTGGAAGTGTCCCCCATAGCCCACCGCGATCATGCCGAGGAGCACCAGAAAATATCCCGTAATGTTGCGGCTCAGTTCAGACTTCAATAAATCCAATGGAACCTCCTAGTCCTCGATAAAGTCATTTCGCCCCCGGGAAGCTGTAAGTGCAGTGCCCAATCAGCAATGGCGACAGGTGTAGCGTCTCCGGCGTCACCAGATGCGAGTAGTCCGGCAGCACATTGAGCAGCCATAGGCCGCCCGCTACCGCAGCCTGGAAGACAAACTCGCTGCAAATCGCCCGCGAATTCGAGTTGATTCCGCGATCGTGCAGGAACAGGCCGATGATGTCCCTGTAGTTGTAGGGCGTGCCAATCTTCGATCGCGCAAAGGCCATGATCTTGGCCAGCTGCTCATCCGTGCAGGGGATGGCATAGCGGCGTTCGCGGCTCGGCTTGCACCAACCTGCAGGCCGCTCCTCAATCCCCGAGACTGCATGCGCACCGATATACGTGCCCGCCTCAGTCGCAATCTCGGCGTGATCCCAGAGCGAGTTCGTTGTCCAGTCGATGAGGTGACCCACCAGGTCATCGCTGTTGATAAAGCGAATCGTGAATTTTGCCAATGGCTAACCTCCTATTTCATGGAAACGTGCGTGAATACCCACCAAATTGCTCCCCCAAGAAAAGCGACGGCCGTCATCGCGAATCCGGCTACCACGATGAACGCCTGACCCACCACAACCGAACCAATCCCCCGCTGGACGAACTTCTCATGCCTGGAAAAGTCTTCTCTCAGCTTGGTGACCTCGATTTCCGTCTTCTCAGATGTCCGCCGATTCTCCTGATGCATCCGGTTCTGTCGATCCTCGGCTTCGTCCAGCGCGACTTTTGCTATGACTTTGGCATCCGCGACCGCCTGACGCGCGTTGTTTTCGATGTGGTTTTTGCGCGATGGCTCGCCTTCGATAAACTTGGTTACCGTCTGGAAGTAATCGTCGATCTTCTTGCTCAGCGTGTTGCGGATCTCGGACAGGATGCCCGGTGAGCCGTGATTGTCGAATAGGCTCGCCACCTGCAGCGCCATCGTTGCCTGTTCAACTTCCAACTTCCTCACTCGAGGCTCCACGTCATCGTCTTCAGCTTCTCCCAGCGGTTTTCTTGGCATCGGCGGCTCCTCTTTTCTTACGGCTAAACCGCATCTGTAGCAGGCAGTGAATCCGGCATTAGTGCATCGAACTTGCCCAAAAGAGCTTCCATCGAGTGCCCGCCCTGGCCGTAGGCGTTTCCGGGGAAGGACGCCCAGATGTTCGAACAGTCCTCGACCGCTCCCTGGATATTGCCGGCGAGGATCATGGGGATCGCGTGACGCTCCCGCATCTGCTGGATAGCCACAAGATCCTGAGAGAGCGGGGAGAAGTCCCTTAGCCCGAGGGACGCTTGGTACGCTCGCCAGTACCGGAAGAGGAGCTGGTAGCGCCCGGCCGCCGTAGAGATGAGCAGGGGGACCCTGCGGATGATGTTGGCCGGCCTTCCACCCGCGAAGGGATGGTCCGAAAAGTCGGTGAAGACTTCGGGACCGGCAACGCCTGTAACGATGACGTCGTAGCCGTCGTGCTTTGTCAGACGATGGGTACTTGTGCCTTCGCTGAACGCTATGAGATCGAGGAAGCGAAGGACTCCCTCGCCGCCCGCTTGGGCCGCTGTGATAGTTGCCACGATGCCCTCCTTTTAGTGCTTTGCCAGCGCGATGGCGGGGTTCGACGCCCCAGCTGGAGCAGCCGGAACATGGACCACATGAACGCCTGCAGCGTCACTGACGGTGAGGTCAAAGGGGGAAATGCTCTCTTGTGCGTAGATTTCCCCATCCTGGACCATGATCGACAATTTGCCGAAAAGAAAGGCCATGACCCAGCTCGTGCTGCTCTTGGTCTGCAAATAAAGCGGTGCGCCCTCGCTCACTTCAGTTACCGTGCAAGGGCTGGAACAGACCTTGAAGGCGTTTGCCATCTGGGCAACTGGAGGCACCGGGGGTACCAGCGCGGGCACCGTCACTATCGTTGCTACCCCATTAGTCGTCACGGTCACGGTCTGGACCGTGGCTATCTCGAGCACGTCCAGCTCTTTTCCCACTCCTGGCTCCGGGTCTCCCAGGATGGCAGAATTCACCAGGAAGATACTCTCGGCAGTCGTTGTCCCCGTTGGAAGCCAGTGGGTATCGGCTCCGAACCTGTACGTTGTCCCGGCCTTCAGGGTCACTATCGGGCTTGTGTCTTCAGTTGCAACCTTGAACCACGTTTGGGCATGGATCTGCGAGCCGAGCATCAGTACTGATGCCAGCAGAAACAACACGATTCTCTTCATAAATCCCTCCATTGGTTAGAAATTCGTTAGAATCTGGTCGATTTCGGTGCGCAGCTTGACCAGCTTCTCCTTCAGCTCGGAGCACTCAACGGAATGGCTGCACTTGACGTAGCCACCCTTGTAATGCCCCTCAGTCAAGGCCCACCTGGCGAGAGCAATGCGGTTGTCGGCCCCGGTTTTATTGCACGCATTGTGGAGGTGATACTTGACAGTGTCTTCGTGGATATTGAGCATCTGGCCGATAGCCCTGTTCCCCATGCCGTCGACCAAAAGCTGAACGATCTGCAGTTCTCGCCGCGTGAGTTCAGTGCTGCGTTTCTTGCTAAAGTTGTAGCCAATCGGCATTACGCTCTCCTTTTGGTGAAACTGATAACTTTGCTCCGGGTCGCGCCATAGCACGTCGAACACCTCGTCGATGTCCGGTACTTGCGCTGACCGCACCGGCAAATCCGTTTAGGCTGGTATCTCTTGTGCCCGCGATATCGGGACAGGATCATCGCGATGCTGCGCAGTAATTCGGCCTGAATCTCTCGACTGCGGGTCCTTTCTGCGTCCACCAGGTCGTAAAAGCAGCAGTTCAGCAGCCCGGCGAGGCATTCCGGGGACTGTTTTGCCACAAAAGCAGCCGTAAAGATCGCCGGACGCACTGGGGCAGCCGATCTTTGCCGGGAATCTTTCATCGCTAGCCTCCGGATTTCTATTGCGGGTTTGCCGCGACTGTCCTACACTTTTCAAGCCTTCAAAATCTGCAGAGCAAAAGGCCCGCCATGAATCGCAGCGCCGCCGCCCCGCCCGAGAACTGCCTTGAACTTCGTGATGATTGCCTTGGCGGTGCTTCTATTCTTGTTGATCCTGCGCGAGTTCAGAAAGCTATAAGCCCGCCGATCTCGCAGGCGTCATCGGCACGCATCCTCACCCTTGACGGCTGGCGAAAGCCTGCATTTCATATAGCAATCTTTGTGTTCGCGGTGGCCGTCGTGATTGCGCGTCGCCCCGATGCCGTCTTCCATGCACAGTTTTACGCGGAAGATGGCCGCGTCTGGTTTGCCGATGCTTACAACATCGGATCGTTTTCCGCTATGCTGCACCCACAAGATGGATACTTTCAAACCCTTCCACGTCTCGGCGCTGCGCTCGCGCTGCTTGTCCCGTTCTCGCTAGCCCCGCTAGTAATGAATCTCGTCGCCATCATCATCCAGGCGATCCCGGTCAACCTCATGCTCTCCTCGCGTTCTGCGCCGTGGGGTTCATTTCGGTTCCGCGCAGGATTGGCTGCTCTCTATATCTTTCTTCCGAACACACGAGAGATGGCCAGCACTATAACTGAATCCCAATGGATCTTAGCTCTCATTGCGTTTCTTCTTCTTATGGCGCTCCCGCCTAAAAGAGCACTGTTTGATGTGGTGGCTCTTATGCTCTGTAGCCTAACTGGACCTTTTTGCCTATTCCTCCTTCCCGTTGCAGTCACCTTGCTATGTATTGGGAGGGGCCGATCAAGATGGATAAACACTGGAGCCCTCTCTATCGGCCTATTCATTCAGGGGCTGTCCCTGCTCTTTCATTCCTCCGCAAGGCCGCATCCTTTTCTCGGGGCCAACCTGGAATGGCTTTCCAGAATTCTATCCGGCGCGATCTACCTTGGAACGCTATTAGGAGGAAATGGCCTGGGACCGCATCTATCGAGCTGGGCACTCTTCGGCATAACCGTCACGGGGACGGCGGTTATGCTCTTAGGGGTGAGGTTTTCAGCCGAGGCGATGAGATGCCTTCTATTCCTCTCCTGCGTCATGCTTGTAGCATCCCTGATCAACCCTGCAGCATTTCCTGCGACGGGCAACACGGCTTGGAAGTTGCTTGCGACCTGTGCCGGTGCTAGGTACTGGTTCTTTCCATCCCTTGCCTTCGCGTGGTCTCTGGCCTACCTTGCACGGAGTTCAACGCAGTGGGTTCGCTGCGTGGGATGCTTCCTTCTGTTTTCCATGTCGGTTGGGCTTCTGCGTGATGCTCGCTACCCTGCGTTCAAAAATTTGACAGATGAATATACGGAACGCATGATGGCGGCCCCAGCGGGATCGGTTGTTGTAGTTCCCCTGAATCCGTCTGGTTGGGATATGCGGCTTATCAAACATGATCGCCCCGAATGAACCTCAAGTGAGAACCACGCTTTTCCAGCCGGAGTTGCCATAAATCCATAACTTGTTGGTGGCGGGATCGAAGCATGATGCGCCCACGGCTGGAGTTGTAGATGGAGCACCGCTGGTCTGAGCCATGACTATCTGGCCTTTGGCGTTCACTCCTGATAGCACCCCGGTTGTAGGGTCTTTCCAGTCAACCAAATCGGCGGTCTGCGGCCCAGTGGCGCCCGCTTTGAGGGCTACGATAATTGCTGCACTACCCCCTGCTGTCGATGAAGTCCAAACTGCGGAAATACTTCCAGCAGCGGCATTCTTGTCCGCTGTCTGTATGCCATTCCCGATGCTACTGTTGCCAACAAACTCCCGAAGGGTATATCCGGAAACGCTGGATACAGGGTTTTGGTTTGAGCAGCAAAAAATAGTGAAGATCAAGTCGCCCGTGGTAGTGGTGATCGGCCCCACCGTGGCCGGACTTGCGCCCCCCCCCTCAGTGGCTTGAGCATCTAGCGCAGACGCCGTCGCCACCCCGCTATACTCATGGATTGTGGTCAGGGCGAACGTTCCGCCTGATAGATTGGCTGTTACTGTAGTTGCGCCGCCAGCTACATTCAAAGCCACAAATACGGAGCAGTTATTACTGCCCTGCGAGGTATCGTGCGCTACCCGCGTGTATGTGTTTCCTTGCGTGTCAGTGACTGTGTAAGTCCCCGTAGAACGCTCGAGAATCGCCACGACGATGCAGTTGCCCGCAGTGACGTTGGAGGGAAAAGGTACAGCCTGCCCCACAAACGGACTGCCGCTAAGATTCGTCGCGCCCTGCACAAAAGCTGGCGTTGCTTGGGCGTTCGTCCCCGTGACGGTCTGACCTACAGTAGTGGGCGATCCTGTCGAAATCGCCTGTACGCCCGTGGTGAAGGAGTTGGCCGTAGTGAGCGATGCACCGCTGCCACCGCCCGGTGCCGCCCATTTCAAACCTAGCGCCTGCGTTGAATCTGCTGTCAACACCTGCGTGTCAGCACCTACAGGTATACGCGCTGCAACCGTGCTGAAGCCTTGAAGGTCTCCCTTTGTCGTGACCGACAGCGCTGCGCCTGTCCCAGGCGGAACAGCAAACGTCCCGTCAGCCTTGAGAAACTTGCCTGCTGCCGCTGATCCCGCAGGCGGAGCAGGGACTGCTCCTGCCACTCCACCCGCACCTGTGTCGCCAACAACGTTGCTTATGGCCAAGGTGCGGTTTGATGATAAGTCCCCACCGCCCGTAAGAGGCACTGTGGTCGCAATGGTCCGAGTCGTCGGAACCTTTGCCGCGAGGTCTGTCGTCAGGTTCGTTACCTGCGACTCCGCGATGTTGGGGATGTCGGCAGCGACCGCAATCGAGGGTACGCCTGTCCCCGTCGTGTTCTTCAGCAGCCCAGTGCCGAGCCCAGCTAGTGATGTGCCGTTGATCTTCACCACGCTTGGGTTCGGATAAGTCCCGCTGAGATCGCCGCCAGCGGTACCCGTTGCCCCAGCATTTACTCCCCTCTCCGTGAAGTAGTTCATTCCATCGGTAAAGATCACGACTCCGGAGTTCTGATTCAGCGTCAGGTTCGCCGCTGCCGTGTCGATCAGCAACCCGTTGCGGCTGATGGCGAGTACGCCGGACCCGACGTTCTGCACGGAGATGTTCCACTGTGCGAAGGGCGCGGCGGCGGGAAGTGTGAGCGTCAGCGCCGAAGCTGAATTGAAGACGAGCAGCTTCCCGCAGTCCGCAGCGGTGGCGGTATAGCTGGCAGTCTTTGCCGAGGCTCCGCCAGTGTTGGGCACCTCGAACGATTCGCGCATGAGCGGCTGGCCGTTATCTCCGCGCGGAATAGCATTCTGGTACCCAGCGTCAGGCGCTGGAGTCGAGGGACTGAAACCGATTGATGTTGTAGGGTTGGGCATAGTTTAGGGAACGTTCGTATAGGCGGTTGGTGCGGGCCATCCACCCGGCAATGGCGTCGCCGAGCCCCCTGCCGCGTGGGTGCATTGGATCGCACCGAGATAGGTGTAACCGGCGACACCGACCTTGGCAGTCGTCAACTCTGCAAAGACCGCCAGCTGCGGGCTTTGGTCACCCAGATAGTCCGGATCTTGGATGGTCACGTAATACCAGGTTGGCGAACCACCCGGGTCGCTGATCACGATAGACCGCGCGTTATAGGTCACCGTCCCACTGGAGAAAGCGACGCTGACGGCGGCAAGCGCAATATGAGTCGCGTCAGGCTGCGAAAGCGCAATTGCTGGCGTGTTGGCATAGTTGGAATTGTTGACCAGCGTCGAGCCTCCGCCATCGATGGACCCGGGAATGGTCGGCTGCTGGAAGCCCTGCACCGTCAGCTCCTCGGTTGGACTCCAGTCGTAGACCGAAGAGTCCGTCTCCTGCACATCGATCTCGGTTCCCAGCAATGTAACATCGTTGCCGTCGACCTGCTGCTTTTGGATCGTGAATCTGTGCGCGGCGATCTCAAGCAGCTTTTCCACCCAATTCAGTAGCGGCAAAGTCATCGTCACGACGTCGAGCGCGGTGGCGCGATACATCGCCATGTTGTATGAGAAGGTGCCGGTGCCTTGCTGCCTCCTCCGCATCAGTTCGATCTTCTCCAGCCGCTGCGCCATCGAAGAGGAGATGGTGAAGGGCAGTTGAATATCAAGCCAACGACGCTCTCCACCATCGGCGGCAAGGTTCGCGTCGCCGAACGGATACATCGGGGATCCGCTCATATAGCCATGCAGCTGATCCTGCGCATAGGGAGGAATGTCGCTCGACTGCCAGTTATTGGCCGGGCTGATGTAGGTGCCCTTGACGCCGTTGTAGAGGTCGCGAATGCCGACCTTCTCGCGCCAGCGGAACGGACCAGCGGCGATGGACAGAGCTTGAGCGCTTCCCGCCATTCCCGGCAAGCCGGAGGGGATGGCGCTTGTCGTGTAGTAGATCGCATAGCCCAGGTTAGTAATGGTGACCGAATCACCCATGCCATCAGCGACGAGCGATGTACTTAGGGCTACCTCCATTGAAAGCCCAGCGAGAGAACTGCCCACGCTTGCCCCCGTCCATTGTGTGCTGCCGAAGGTGGTGCCATCGGGGTTACTGGGAGAGCTAAATAGGTTGCCGTTGCACCGATATGCGGAAGAGGCTCTGTCATGAAAGGCGCTGGCCAACATCACGGGATAGATTGCATGGATCACAGCGTCCCACGGGAGTGCAGGATCAACTACAAAGTCATCCCAATGGACTGTAGCGGTATTGTTTCCAAAAGAACGGCTCTGCGAATATCCAAGGCTTCCAGTTGGATTACTCCCAGCCGTTCCAAATGCAAACCCGGTGGCGGGACAAAATAGACCAGGGCACCCACTAAGGAGCCCACTACTAGCCGCCCTGCGCGGATAAGCCCACGCCACAGTCTGCCCGCTGGGCACCGCAACTGGAGGCGTCAAGCCCGATGGCGTATGGCCCCCGATGAAGATGCTGCTCCCCGGCCACGCTGCAGGCCAGATCACGAACTGACCCTGCGTATAGGTCAGCCGACCGCCGCATGAGGTCAGAAGGTTTTGCAGTACCTCGCCCCGTTTCACCGTCAGCGGGAAGCCGCCGTTGCAGCGATAGCGGGGCTCCGTCCCGCCAGCAGCCAAGGGCACCGCCTCATCGCAGATATTGGCCGCGGCGATCAGCTTGTCGAGCGGAATCTCTGTGCCGTAAGCGGCCTTGAATCCAAATACCGGATGCGCGAGATAGTCGGCGATGATCAGCGCCGGGTTCTCGGTGTAGCCATAAGTCACCGGGCTGGTGCGCGGATCGTAAATATCTTTCTTTCCGCTCAGGCGAAAGGCTATGGTGGGCAGGCCATTCGCAAAGATCTCATCGTTGTAGTGCAGCCGCAAAAACACCGATGTCTTGCCCAGTAGCCGATGGTCTGCGGTCCACGGATTATTCGGATAGATGACGAGGTTCCCGGGATCGCCATCGTACGGCGTGCCGTTGATCATGCCCGGGAAGGTATCGGTATGATCTCCGAGCAGCACCTCCATGTGGACCTTGGCCTTGTAGTTCGGCCACAAGGTCAGGGCCTGCCCCGAGCCGGAAACCGTGGTCGCGCTCCCGCCGCAGATGTAAGTGAAGTGCAGGCTATCTACCACCGTCACCGCATATCTGCCATTGAAGGTGTGATCGGAGACGTTCTGGATTTGCAGCGTGTCTCCGGTCTGGAGATCGGTGATCGGCGAGGTGAGCACCACCGCGACGACGCCGTTCGCCCGAGTGATGCTGACAAAGCTGATAGTCTGCTGCGTCGGCGTGAAACTGCAACCGTTAGCGTCGAGCCGCACCCTCTGGCCATCGAAAAGCAGCACTACATTGCCCTGAGATGCATGGCAGGCGAGCACAATTACAAGGTCAAGGTACTTATTGTTCTCGTCGAACTCGCTGAGATGGACAAGAATTCCGCCCAGCTTTTGACGTCCATAGACGACGTTCCAGGGCGCAACCGGATTGCGCGATAGCACGGCCGTACCCGTCAGCGGTCCTTGCGAGAGCAGGGTGCCGATACCAGTAAGCACCATGCCGACGCCCGCCGAGATGAGATAGCCGCCGAGCGGGCCCCCGACTCCCGTTGCGACGAGAATGGCGCCTCCGATGATCTCTATCCCGCCGATGATGACACCAATGAATTTAGACATAGAAGATCAAACGTGCCAGGCGCACAGGCCTCGAGCGAGAGGAATTCGGCTGAGACCGCGGGCTCGGCAGACGATAATCTCGCGCCCATTCATCGAGACGAGGCCGAGCGAATAATCACGCGCCCGCTTGATGAGCACCACATCGCCGCGTTGGGCATACGATATTGCGATCTCAGTCATGTGGAGTTTCGCGGTGATGCAGGCAACGATGGCCCGCACCGATGCAGCGCCCGTCGCGGCTTTTATCGATCGGTAGGCTTCGCCGCGCGAACTGTAGTTGTCGCGAAAGTCGTGCGCCGGGTCGACGCCGGTCATCTGATGAATGGCGCTCGAAACGAACATGCAGCAGTCCCACGAGCCGTAGACAAAGGGATCGTGCGCATGAATGCGGAGGAAGTTGTCCAGGCGAGTCTGCCAATCGGGTAAACGTGTCATTGGTTGTTGATGTTCGAAGGCGTGCGGCCCCAGTAGATGGTCACGTCCTGAATGCTCGACACGAACTCCATGCCACGGTCGCCGGGATGATCGAGCTGCTGATCTTCGTTGGTGTATCGCCGATCGACCGCTACATTCATCTCCACCAGCCTGTTTTCGCAGTTGATGGAGATGCTGCAGGTCTGGCCATCAACATCGATGGTGGGCTGATCCATACGCCCCGCCCACGAGATGACCGGGTCGTCGATCAGCGCGAGGGTCGCGTCGAACAGTCCTAGCCGCACCAAAACGGGAAGGCCAACCTGGAACTCCGTCATCACGTCGGTCAACAGAGTGGAGTCGATGCCGCTCATGGTGAGGTTGATTCCTTTGGCGTCGACGCTGGCGCCCTCCTCGATAGTGGAGATAGTGCCGAGCGTGCCAACGCCAAGCCACGTCTGCCCTCCCCATGCGATCGAGCCGCGGCCGGTCCATACGTAGATCGGCCCGCTGACGAAATGAGCCTCCACGAAGAACGCTGGCCGAAGATTGGCCGATTGAGTCGCCGCGAGTTGTCCCGCACTCAAATTGCGTGGCATCTAGATGGCCTCCCGGCAATCAAACTGCACGCCGTACATGCGCGCCTGCGTCTCCGACCATTTGCGCGCGTTGCTCTTGAGCCGCCATAGACCTTTGGTGTTGGTCAGGATCAGCGCATCGCCATCGGCGGGCGACTCGCGTAGCGGAGGGTAAATACTCAGCGTCGCGTTGCCGCTACCATCTGCGTTAGCCAGCTGCAGATTGCGATAGAGCCGATAGCCGGCCTGCAGCCAGTCGCCCGGCCCTAGCACGCCGGTTGCCCCCGGCGTCCATCCCTTCGTATTGAGCGCGAATCCAGTCTGCCCGCCACCATTGACCAGAGGCGTACCCGCTCCGCTGCCCTGTGGCGCGACCGCCAGCGGATCGCCGAGCTGGAAGACGTTGGCCTGCCCTCGCAATCCCATCAGGAACGCGATCCACGCCTGCGCCTGCACGTGGGTCAGGGGCGGCATGGAGACGGACGCCTCGAGCCATCCCTGCTGCCAGTCCTGCACCTGCTGCTGGCCCGTAAACGGCGACACGCTCAGCGCAACGATATCCGTCGCGGTGAAGTCGATCGTCTGCGGAGCCGCGGGCGTCGCCGGCATCGCGATAATGTTCCAACCGTTGAATGTGGGCATTATTTGGGTTTCGTTACCGCTGCGGCGTGCGCTTGAGGCGTTCCGCGCTTACCTGGACAGCATTGCTGATCGCCGAATTGTGTGCGGCGAGGATTGCAGTGCGGGTGCGCTGTTCGGTCTGGGCCGGATCTGTGCCGCGTGCGTCGATGCTGTAGTAGAGATTCGGACCAGTAGAGCCGCCGAGCATCCGCCGCGAGGCTACATTGCTGGTGATGCTACCCGAGGCGCCAGTGAGGATCTCCGGGCCGCGCTCACCGACCAGATAGGCGGTGCCAGGCGATACCGGGCCGCCTTCGGCGTGCGGGGTCAATGCTCCCATGAGTGAAGCCCAGAAGCCTCCGCCGCCACTGTCGCCGCCGTCATCACTGCTGTCGCCGCTGCTCCCGCCCTTCTTGAAGAGTTTTCCGAGGAAGCCCCAGAACCCTCCGCCGCCGCTGTTGTCATCGCCGCTATCGCTCTTCTTGCTGAAGAGACCCCCAAGCACATCACCCAGTTCATTCTTACGACCACTCCCATCGCCGCTATTGTCTTTGTTGTCCTTTTTGCCGCCGATGAGATCGCCGAGTTCATTGACGTAGCCGCCAGTGTTACCGGCTATGCCGCCTGCGCCTACCATCTGCACGAACAGAGGATTGTTCCTCGTTCCGTCTGGCTTGCCCTTGAGCGCGTCGCTGAGCGGGCCACCGATGGAAGCAGGCAGAACCTTGCCCAGCGCCCCGAGCCCCTTCTGCATCGCGCTCTGGATGGTTGACTTGACCATCTGCCGGCCGATGTCTTCGAACATCTTGGCGAAGCTGGTTTTGCCGCCGGTGACCAGCTGCGCGAGATTGTCGGACAGCTTTTCGAACGCCTGATGTAAGGCCTCGTAGATGATCTGGCCGGCCGTAATCGCCTGCTTCTGCATGTCCAGGAAGAATGCCTTCATGCCATTGCTGGCACTGCCCTCAAAAAGCAGCAACCTGACCGTCTCATCGACCTGCCGATTGAGGTTCTCCTGCGCCTTAGCCGTGATCTGAAGGCTCTCCGCATAGTTGGCAGTTCTGCCATTCAAGGCCTCCATCGCGGCGACTGCATCGTTGAGTTTCGTTTGCTCGTCTTCATACTGCGCCGCTGGAGAGCGCAGAGCGCGCGCATTCTGTAAGTCACCGGAGCGCTTCTCTTCCTCGTTCACGCCGACCATCGCCGCGCGCAGAGCCAGCAGCTTATCCCGCAGCTCGCCCGTTGCCGCTCCCGCGATCTGCACGTCGAGCGCATACAGTTTGGCACGAAGTGCCGCCTCGTCCTGCGCGTCGATTCCGCTGAGGAGCGCATCGTTGACGATCCGACGCGCCGCAAGCTCCTCGCCTAAGCTGATGATGTTTCCTTTGAGGTTGACGGTTTCCTTAGCCACGGACTCCGCATAGATCTCTCCGGAGCGCGTGAGGATTTGTGCCAAGCTGCCGCCCTTCGCCCTCAGCTCGTTCCATGCCTGCGTCACCGCAGTCTGGCGCAGGATCGCGTCGGAACCCTTGTCCATCGCCTGAATCATGAGACCAGACTGGCTGATACTCAAGGCCGACGCGCGTGAGGCAGTGCCAAGTAGATTGAGGAGCTGCGTCTTTGCCTCGTTGTCCGAGATCTGCGCATTCTTCTCCCGGATGAGCGATTGCGTGGCGCCGTCGACCAGCGATGCATAATCCTTGGTCGCGGAACCGGTCTGCTTGGCGATCTCTTCCCCGAGCTTCAGGATTTCGTTGCTGGCCTTATTGGCGGCGACGACCTTGCGCTGCGCCTCCTCTTCCAGGCCCGCGGCGGCCAGCGTCTGCTTCGATTCGTCGAGCTTCTCTTGCAGGCCGGCGAGCAGCTTTCCGACGGGGCTTTCCTTGCTCTTACCCAAACCGGAGGTATCGGGCGGTGGAGGACCTGGAGGCGGTTCAGTATCAGTCTTGCCCTTCTTTGGACCGGCTGCTCCTTTTCCTTCGCGCTCCAGTTTCGCCTGATCGAGCGCTTTACCTACCCACTCCGGTGTCAGTTTGCCGAGCAGTCCCTTGATCCACTCGAACGCCTTGCCGAACATATCACCGATGACCTGGACCACGGAGAACTGCGAGAACCAGCTGATGAGTCCTTTCCACAGCGACTTGAGCCCGTCGATCAAGGGGCTGAACTTCTTACCGAGCCATGACACGCCCCAACCCATCGCGATCCATGCCGCATTCCAGGTGTCGCGCAGCTTGTAAGTGGTGCCATTGAGGCTGAATGTGGAATCGCGGAATTTATAGAGCACCGCTACCAACAGAGTGATCGCGAGCGCCGCGGCTGTGAATGGGTTGCTCAGCGCGGCCAGCATCAAGGCTCTTCCGGCAGTCGCCGCTCCTGTTGTAACAAGAGTAAGCAGTGACGGAATCGCACGCAGACCGGTGGTGAGCGAGGCCCACATCGAGGCTAAACTCAGCCCTCGCAGCGCAGTCAAGGCGGTACCGACCCTGGCGAAGCCAACGGAGACGCCGACAGATGCAACCTCTGCGATGGTCGCGCCTTTTGCAACGCCATAGTAGGCACTGGTTACTCCGGACAGTCCGGTAGCCAACTTCATCGCGCCAGGGACGGCCATCGCGATCCCCTTGCCGAGCACGGAGAAGTCGGCTGCGGCGAGGCCGCTAATGAACGGTAAAGCGATGTTGCCGATCTTGATTGCAGCCAGCCCGAGCAGCGCGATCTTTATCTCCGACAAATGCTCGAGCGCGAAGCCCAGAGCGCTGGTCACCAGGTCGATGGCCTTCGTGACCTGCGCGCCGAACATCTCGGCCAATTTCTTTACATCGATGCGCGACCCGATCTCTTGCAACTTCTCGCTGAACTTGGTCAGCGCAGGCAGCACGGCCACAGTCAACTGCAACCCGAAGCCCTGTTGCGCCGCGTGCAGCTTGGTGATGACTTCGTGATAGGCGCGAACCTTGGCTGGGACGTCGCCGCCGATGACGAGGCCGAACTTCTCAGCCTCTTCAGTAATCTCCTTCTGATGTGCCCCATAGTCGTTGAGCAGCGGAATCATCTGCGCGCCGCTCCTGCCGAATACCGCCATCGCGAGCGCCGCCTTGCCAGCTCCGGTTCCCATCTGGGAGAACTTGGCGGCGACATCGGCGAACATGTCGGAGGTGTCGCGCAGATGGCCTTTGTTGTCGCTGATCGACACGCCTAGCCGATTGAACACGCCGGCCAGCTGGTGATTGCCGTTCTGCGCCTGGAAGGAGGCTTTCGCCAACTTGTCCATGGCGCCGGTGAGATCGCCCAACTCAGTGTGATTGAGCTTCGCAGCATAGGCTAATACGGAGAACTTATCCGCAGTGGTGCCAGCCTGCTTCGCCATGCGAGAGAGACCGCCTATCGTGGCGACGCTCGACTCTATCATCGCTGCCGTCCCCGTAGCCCAGCCCGCTACCATCGCCGCGCCGGCCACCGTGATGGTCTGCAATGAACGTTTGATATCGTTCGCGGTTTTGGTGGAAAGATGGCTCATCTTATCCATCGACTGCGAGAAGCTCGCGGTATTCGCACGCAAATCGATTGTCAAAATTCCAACGGAAACAGCCATAGAATCTCCTTTCTATGCAGCCTTGTTAGTTTTAGGGAAGTGGGCGAATGCGGCCATGATGTCCTCGCCAGTCAGCGGCTTGACCGGTTCTGGGGCGAATGGGTGCAACATGAAACTTTCAGGCTCCATCGGCGGGGTGGGAGCGGCGAAGGAGAAGTTAGCCGTGGTCGCTGAAATGATGCCGACGAGCATCTCTTCCCGCTGCATCTGCTCGATCTGACGCTTGCGCAAGGCGTGCAGCATGCGCGGCGTCATCTCCAGCCATTCATCGTCTGACAGCTTGAGTTCCTGCCGCGCGATGGACCATGCTTCCAGCCATGTGAGCTGCGGTCTTAGCTGACCGCCTGGGTAGGGTGCTTTTCCTCCTCCACCTCCGGCATTGACGCAGCCCATGCGTTGAGCAATCCATCCTGGATCATGACGAGGTTCTGCGGCGTGATGAGATCGCCAACTTCCTCTATCGTGTAGTCCGCGCCGGCACGCTGGAGACACACGAAGAGCAATGCGCGGACCACCTTGGCCGACGGGCGCATGATGAAGTTCGCCTCGCCCGTCAGCATGTTGAGTCCGGCCAACTCCTCGCATTCGATGAGGACGTTATGCGATACGACAATGGGCCAGTCCTTGCCATCGAGACGTATCTGCACTTTCTTTATCAACTTTTCAGCGATCTTGCGCGGCGCCATAGAGATTCTCCTTTACTACCTGTTTTCGACATCATTTGAGACCCGATTCGTGCTAAGCCGCGGTATTCTTGCGCGCGGCCTAACCCAGTCAATTTGCTTAGGCGACGGCTTCGGTGATGTCCCCGGCGATTTCCATCGTCATCGCGAACGCATTGAGGACACTCGGCTCGAATGGGCCAACGTCATACTTCGAAATGAATCCGTTGCCGGTGAGCGTGTAGGTCTGCGTGCCATTGTTGACGGGGGCCGTGATCTTGAACGGAAATACGGCGCGTGATTTTGACAGCGTGAGAATCTGGAGTTGCGAGGTGTCGCCGATGAAGTTGCCGCCGATATCGACCGTGCCTGGCAGGATCAGACCCGGCAGTTTCTCCTCGGTGGAATTCGGACTCTGCAGGTGTGTGGCATTGATGACGGGAGTGGTGGTGAGGTTCGGTTTGATGTTCTTTATCTCCGCCATCTGGGTATAGCCGATGGGGCTGGAGGAATCGCCGACGGAGAACGTTGAAAGGTATCCGATAGTTGCTTTAGTTTTTGCCATGGGAGTGCTCCTTCAGAAAAGATTTGGGTTGGGATGGGGGGTGTTTTTGTTAGGTGCTAGACCAGATTTGATACTCCAACATTCGTCGAGGGGTTCGGCTATCCACATCGAAGAAGTCAAGCTCGTTGCTGCGGAAACATCCTTGGATGAACGTCGAATCGGGGTCCGGTAATGTACCCCGAAAGCCGCTCAACAATTCATCGATGGCTTTAGCTAGCAAAATGGCGTCGGCAGCCGTATCTCCATAGCAATCGATCTGCATGCGGAGCTGCCCTTGGGTCATTGCCCCCGAGAGAACATAGTTGGCGGGATCCGAGACCTTCTGATAGGTCCACGATGGAAGCGTGAAGTCCTTGGGCAGCTGCGCGAAATAGCCACCAGTTGGAGCGATGGCGCTCACTGCCGCGGTGCCTTGCACCAGCAGTACAACTCCAAGCTCGATCATTTGATCGTGTCGACCTCGGTGCGAATAACGTCTGCGAATGCACCGACAGCCTGGTCCGTCGTTTCATCGAAGGCCGGTCGCAGATAAGGCTGCGCCCCGCCGTGGATGGAGCCAACCTCCACCATCAGACCCCACGCCCCGGGCGACTGATTCGATTCGCCCTTGACGCGCCGCGGCCCAACGCGGGCGCTCACGCCGCGCTTGCCAACCTTGACGTTCGCTCCGATGGAGTCGCGGAGCTCGCCGGGATACCTATACTTACTCGGCTTCTTCAAGAGCGGGGCATGGGCTTTCGCTGCGCTGACCTGCACATCGGTCGCGGCAACTGCAGCCTTGCGAAACGCTTTTTTGACCAGCTTGGGCGCAAACTGGGAGAGCGCGTCCTCGATGCCCTTCAAGCCTTCGACTTTGACGGTGGTGTTCATTGATTGAGCCCCAGCGCGAGGCAGTTCAGTATCAGAATCACGTTGCGCATGCCGGGATTCTCGATGGTCTGGATGATGTAAGTTCCGTTGAGCGACTGAACGCGCATGTTCGACTGAATGCCAGCCTGCCAGTAAATCGTGACGGTCAGAAATAGTTGCGCGGTATCCTGCCCGCTCTTCAGCACTTCTGTGCCGCGTACCGGCTTGATCTCGGCCCACGCATCGACGAACTTCACCCACTTGGTCGCAGTGCCGGAGATATCGGTGACGGTCGTTTGCTTCAGGATGGCGATCCGGTGGATCGCCTTGCCCGGGTCGAGCTGCGGCCATGCTGACATCTATCGCGCCCTCTCCTGTGCTCCGTAGCTCAGACACGACGTCACGGCATACGGATACTCAGCCGTCGCCGCCGCGCCCTTCTCGAATGGCAACTTGTTGTTGAACCATGCCGAGATGAGCAGGAGCATACCGTTCTTGATGCGAGCACCCGGTCCGGACCAGAATGGCGAACTCACAGAGCGGCCACTGGTGAAGCGCAGCAGGATCGAGGATGAAGGCCACGGCGTGAAGGTCGGCCAGGTGCCGTTATAGGGCGGCGCGACGACAGCCGGCTGCTTTGCGACGTCCACGATGTAATCCGTATCCTTGACCATCGTCGTAAAGGCGCCGTTCGAGTCCTTGTACTGCAGTAGGTCGACGGAGATCGTGGGTGAGCGCATCTCCAGCCGATAGGAAGGCCAGTAATCCATGCTGAGGTCCCATTGCTTGCGGACGAGATCTCTGTTCTGCAAGATCTCCGCCTGTTCCCGCGCGCCGGAAATGAACATGCTGATCTGCGCGTCTTCGAAGGAGTCCGCTGGCGAGCGTACCGGGATTTTCAGGTAGTCCTTGACGAAGTTGACGTCCAACGGCTCGACGAAGGATTGCTCGGGCGAAGTCTCGGTGAGATTGAGGCTGCCGTAGGCGACAAGCGCTCCGTACAAACCGAGATTTCCATACGTACCGAAGGGCCCGACACCTCCGAATGGATACCAGCTACTCATGCCGCATCCTTTCCGCAGACGCCAAAGAGGTTGAGGCCAGCAAAGCGCTCAGCGCCATGCTCCTGGTAAAGTTGCCCGCACTGCCATTCCTGCCAGGGAATAGTAGATTTGAGATGTTCCGTATGCGACCACCAGCCATCCGGAACCTCTGCGTAACGCCAGTTCTGATCGAATTGCAAATTCAAGCTGGGATCGAACGCCAGGCTGTAGAGTTTATTGATCTCCACGCGCGACTTGTTCGGCCAGCGCAGCGTCTCGGTCATCTTGTAGAGCGCATGCTTGGCCTTCAGACGTCGTTCGTCCGCGCCCCAGAGATGCATGACACCGCCCGCGCCCTGCTGAATCGGCCGATAAGGCTGCAACATCCTGCCCATAGGCTCGCGGTGATGGAAGCGATCGCCGGTCCAACTAAGCCTCGGATCGTCCATGAAGACGGTAGAAAACCACCGATCTCCCCAGATGCCATTTGCGTGGTACTTATTCAGGCCGCCGCGCAGGTTATAGCCCGGGAGCTGCATGAGTTGATCCGGCCGCATCCTCTCGGCCGCTACTCTGACCTGCTGCCATATGTTCGCGCTCAGGATCTCATCTGCGTCAATGATAGCCAGGTGCGTCGCGCCAGCCTGCCGAGCAGCATCAAGCATCATTTGCCGGTGTTCCATCTCGCGCCAAGCTGGATCTTCGTCGGAAATGGAGATTACGCGCGAACCATAATCGATCGCTAATCCCTCGATGATCAGAGGGCTATTGTCCGTGCTCGAGTGGTCGAGGATCACGAGCGCATCGCACCATTCCAGCGCCACGCGCGCCGAGGTTCCCAGCACCCAATCTTCGTTCCGACAGGCCAGCATGCCAATCAGGCGCATCAGTAGCATCCATCCGCAATCAAAGTCGTATCTTCCGTCTCGCCTCCGCGATAGGAAAAGAACGCGGGAGGGTTTGTCAGGGGCACCCCTAGCCTCCAGGCGATGACGCTGGCCGCAGTCTGGTCATGGCGGTGCTGCACGCCGATGCCGCCCGTCCAGGGGCCACAGAATGCGCGGGTCTCGCTCGCCAAATAGTAGTATGCGGACAGAAACTTCTGCCCTTTGGGATGATTGAGGTCGATTGCGAAGGCCGTCGCCGACACATGCTCGATTTGCTCGTTCTCCTCAGGGGTAACGCCAAGGTCCGGATAGGCGCTCAGTGCCGTCCACTCGGAGTTGCGATAGCCGTTGCGCGAGAACCATACACCATGCTCCGCAGCATGCCGCCAGATCGCATCCAATGGCCTCGCCACGACGATGGAGGCGTCTGCCCATAGCAGCCGGTCAAAGTCCCGAGATGCAGCTTCGAGCGCAAAGGCCTTGAAGGCATAGGGCACGTCGGCATGGGAAGGGCAGCCAGCGGGCATCTGGCGCCACGCGATAAGCTTCTCTCCAAGCCCTTCGACCGCATTCTGCAGCCGCGCCTGTCCTTGGATATACCGGCCGGTAGAGACATTTACGACACATCTACTCATCGCGCTGCCACACTTTCTGTGCTCCAGGCATGATGGCGAAGCGGTCCGCAAGAACCGACCCAAATGCGGGCGCACAATCTCTGGGTTACCAATATGTGCTTCATCCAATACCAGCGCCCCGTCAAGGGATCTTTACGCGGGATCATCGCGAAACGCGTCAGGTCGCGCCTCACTGGATTAGCCTCCAACCGCGCGGCATCCGCATCATGCAAAGAGAGGATGGCTCGGATTCCATCCCGCCTGCGGCAGTCGCGACAGTTACAGCAGCACCGGCTCATCGCGCGAACACCTGATTTTCTCCGCTGAAGTAGACCTCGCGGTACCCATTGGCCTTCGCAAGTTCCAGGCACTCCACATTGCGGTTGTCATGCTCAACGCAGATGCACCGTGGAAGCCCCTTTCCGTCAATGAATCGCGGCAAGCGCAGCAGGTCGCTGAAGATCTGAACGCTCGACCCCTCAGCGTCGATACTGATGAAGTCGAACTCGCCGAACCGTTCCATCAGATAGTCGATCTCGACACGTGGGGAGTAAAAGCGACCATAGAATCCACCCACTGCGCGCCACTTCTCGAAGTTTTCCTGAGACGACGTGCTCAGCGCATCGGCAGATGCGTGGAATTGCGCTAGGGTCTCCATGCCGCCTATGCAGGCGCATACCAAGCTGATCCGCTCATCCTCGCCGTACTCTTTGAGCAGCCCAAGAAACGGCTCGGGCGATGGCTCGATCAGCACGCCGCTCCAGCCCAGCTCATAGAGGGCGCGCGTGTTCGACAGATTCTTCGCATGCCATGCGCCTATGTCGAGAAACCTGCCAGAGCTGCCAGCGTGCTCGAGGATGTGCTCCTGCTCGTCACCCTGCGAATATTTGATTGCTTCGCTCATACCGTAGCTCCTACCGCAGCGATCGGCATGCATGGAGCGAAGTCGCAGCGCTTCAAACGCATATATATCGCCTCCATTTCCTGCCAGTGCGCCGAGCTGTTCCACTTCACCAGGTGCGCCGGCGGACTGATCCGATTCACCGCAGAGTGCAGGCCATCATCCTGGCGCATAAAGTGCCGATGTAGATGGATCAGATCCTGCCGCTGCCAGAAGGCGCCGCAGCGGATCGCCGTGTCCTGCAAGCACTGATCAACAAACATGTGGGTAAACTCGGGCCAAAGCGGCCCGCTGCCCCCGTTCGCGCGCTCACACCATTCCCGTCCCATCCAAGGGCTTCCGGCAATCCTATCGATGGAACCGCCTGCAAAGCGGTCTCCGGTCGGCTGCATCACCCCGAAGGTTCCATTGAAGTGATCGCGGCATTGCGCGGCAATATGCTCCGGTGAGTGACTCAGGTCCGGTAGAGTGTCGTCGCCGCCGGTCACGATCCACTCGCACCGCGTGTCCCGCGATAGTACCTCCGCAGCGAGCGCATTGACGGCTTGCGCATAGCCCGGATACTTCCCGGTGAGGAGTATGTCGCAGACCGGTGGCACCGTCTCCGCAGCATCCCGCCATAAGGCGATCAGATAGCCGCGCTGTCTCCAGATCGCGAGCATGGCGTTCGCCTCGGATGCTTTACGCGCGCTGGGAATGCAAAACCATGTGTGAGTGTTTGCCATCATTTTATCGGCCGACGCCGGCAATCAATTTCGTAGTTTTTCAAGGCCGCTGAAACTGAACAGGCTGCAATGCCTGCGAGAACCCGCTTCACTACCTGCTCGACTCGCTCCACTTCCTTTATGGCGTCCTGAGCGTCGACATCGATCCGGATAGAAATCCCGTCAGTCGGCTTTACGCGCGGGTCAATCAGATCTGCCCATTTTCGGAGCGCCCGCGCCAGCTTAGATTTCATAGGGGTGCCTTTCATATCAGGTCGACAATCTGCTTCGCGCCGCTTATTTGAGATTTCAACACCGCCGCGTGTGCGATCCGCTTCGCCTCTTCCGGGTTCTCGAGGAGCGCGTCTGCTATCTCGCGAAATTGAGCTTCGGTGACGAAGCATTCCGACGTAATGCGAAGCGGCTCGTTCACACTGACAGTCAACTCGAACTTAGTGCAGAGCTTCGGTATGATTCCAGTCTCGATCAGACGTTCCACAATGGGGGAGTTATTCGGGATGACTGCGCTCTTGCGCGGACCGAGCAATTCTGCCAACTTCCGGAGCGCATAAGCCATCTTGCGTTGCATCTTCATAGCACTCTCCAGTTGTCGCCCATGCAGCGCGGGCTCGTGTTTCCGCTGTGGATCGTGGCATGCATTATTACCTCTGCGTCGACGCTGATAAGTTGCTTGGCCGCGCTTGCGACTGAGACGAAGAAGTTGTCCTCGCCGATGTTCTTCGGCTCAAAGGGATGCTCTTTCCACCAGCTACGGCGATAACAGAGCGACGTGCCGAGCGCATAGTTTTGCGTGCCTTCGTACTTCCACCACTTCTCGCCATCCGTGAACCGCATCGAATGGAAGCCGGCGAGGGAAAGCCCGCTTTCGTTGAGCATGCCAATCTGGAGTGCCAGGCGCCAGCTTTCGCTCCAATCGTCATCATCCCAGTGGCAGATGATCTCGCCGAGAGCCTGACCGCAGCCGAAATTGCGCTTCTCCCCAATGTTCCGCTGCTCGGCCAGGTGCACCAGCCGGATGCGGTCATCGGCCGGAACGAGGTCCCGAACGTCCTCCCCGTCGGACAGAATCAGAAGTTCGCGATGCGGGTATGTCTGCTGCTGGAAGCAAAGGATCGCTTGCGGCAACCACTGTCGCCTGTTCCGGGTTATGCAGAGGCACGTCACGAAACGGTTGCCGCGGGCCCACCTCGGGAGCTTCCGGGATGATGACCTTGGTCTCGTATTCCACGCGGGGCGGAGCGGCATACCGCACCAGGCCGGACTTGCGCAATTCCTCTGCGAGTGCATCACGGCACTCGAACTCTTGATCGGGGACCTTAGTCCCATACTCGCCGCGGAGTTGGCTGTTTGCGATTACTCTCATAGGTTTTACGGGCTGGCTTTTATTCCTTGGTTTGCTAGGGAAAAAGGGAGGCACCGCCAATTTCAGCGGTGCCCCTGAGGCAGCTAAGGCAACTCTATGGAGAGGTGGTGAAGGTGCCAGTGACATAGCTGGCTGCGCGCTTGGTGATAAGGGCCAAGCGCTTCTCGGCGCGGATCGCAATCAAATTGCGAGTGAAGTAGTCCGAATGCTCGGTCGATATCTCGATCTGCATGTCCATCCGATCGCGAATCTCGGCCGCCACGGGACTTCCGCTGCCGACCAGGAACGTCCCCTGCGCCATCGATGTGGTCGGAACCACGTCGAGGCCGAAGATGTTAGGCCGCACAATGATCTGAGGGTCCCCCAGGATGTACCGCCCGAACGAGTCCTTGGTCAGTCGGATGTCCCACCAGTCGTTCGTGCTCATGACCGCGAACGTCGGGTCGATTTCCTTGGCGGCGTTGATCTGTTTGATTGCGGTGGCAATCACGTCGATCTTGTTCCACCCCTTTGCGGCGGAGGGAAGCAATGCCGTGCTGAAAGCGGACGCCTGACCGAGCAGCCCATGAAGGTTTTCTCCGGTATTATCACCAGCAAGCAGCTGCAACTCTTCTTCCAGGTTGACGTAATAAGGCATTGCGCCCTGGATGAAGCTCATGAGCTCGACAAAATCGTCGAGCACCTGCCGAGTTGCAGGAATCCATGTCGCCAGCAACCGAACCTTCTCGCTTACCGAGGCAAAGGTCAGGGTGTTTTCCGGCTTGACGCTCGCTTCCGCTACCGGCGAAGCGATGGCCATCGGATTACTCACCTTGACGAAGTCGACGACTTGCATTGTTGTGGGCCGCGCGCTCAACAGATCGCGGATCCTGAGAGCCTGCCGAGCTTCCGGCGTGATCCCGGGGATGCGATCGATCTGCAGGACGCCGGTCGTGGCCACGCCTACAGGGTTCAGGGCATCGCCGCCGGCAGAACCGGACGTGACGCCGCTGATGATCGACTTGCGGCTCATCAGCTCCTCGACTTCGCTGCCCTTGATCTGGATCACGGCCTTGCCGCTGCGATCCTTCAGCAGCCGCTGGACGCTCTCGTTCTCGCGGATATTCTTCACGAGCGTCGGGCCCTGACCCTGGTCAGCGATGTGCTTCTGAGCCAACTTTACGTCGAGTGCGTCGACCTGCGTCTGCAGCTTGGTGATGGTGCTTTTGGTGTCCTCGAGCATGGTTCCGTTCGCCTTCTGCTCGGCGGAAGCCTTCTCGAAATGGGTTTTGAGCTCGGTCTGCAGCGCAGCGAGCTGGTCTTTGATTTCCATGGTGGTTTCCTTTTGGAACTGGATTTTTCCCGTTGATTACGCTTTCGGGATCAGCGACCTCAGACCAGTGAGGATTTCTGCGGCTGCCGAGTGGTCTTCGACCGGCTCGGTTTTCGTTTCCAGCGCGGCTCTCGATTTCAAAGTGTCGTCGCCCGAATCATCAGCTGGATCTTCGGGATCGTCGTCGGCTTCTCCGTCGAATAGTGCGTTGAAAATATCGTCCATGCTCTTCACGTGTCCATGAGCCTCTTGCATGCTCTTCAACGTGTCAGCACTAAATTTGCGCCCTTCTTTGAGTTCGAGTGCGAGTACCGGGAGGCCCTTAGCTTTGCGGCTCAGTGCCGCGCCAAAGCCCTTCTCTTCCATTCGTAGGCGACCCATCAGCTCCATGTCGCCATATTCCGCGGCCAGCCAGTCGAGATATTGCGGGAGGTAGACCATGAAAGCTTCGGAGAACTGATCGATGACCGTCTGCGCGGCGGTAAGCTTATCGTCTCTGGTTATGCCGCTCGCCCAGACAACGCTCCCGAGCGCCTGGAACAAAGCGCAGCGCATTTGCCAGCCCGCATCCTGAAGCTGCACTTCGGCCAGCTCAGTATTGAAGTCTTCCTTTGTTTCGGTTCCACCCATGCTCTTGATCGAGGTGACCATTGCTGATTCGTTCATCGGGAAAGTGACGATTGAACCTTCCCACAGCCGCACTTCCTTGAGTTGCCGCACGCCGTTTTCAACCGAGTCCTTGATGGTATCGAATCCGATAGACATACCCTTGATCACGCGGGCTTTGAGCAAGATGTAGGCCTTCTTTGCCTCCGGCAGAGCCAGCAGCAACTGGCCCTTGACGTTGAGCGCAGCGGGGGAATCGATCAGCGTGAGCGTCCCGATAGGCTCCTTGTGGTTGTGCTGCCAAAGAAGCGGAATCTCCGAACCGCGCTCTTGGATGGTCTTCGTAAACGCGCCCGGCAAGATCGAATCGCCGCCCAGGTCGACGTTGTTGTAGACGGCAAGCTGCCCTTCGAAGCTACCATCTTCCCCTAGCGACTTGACTTGGACCGAGAAGCGCGGCTTCCCCGATTTGGCATTGATAGTTGGAGGCATATGTTCCTTTCGAAATTGAATTGCAGCGGGCCGGATTCGATACCGGCGTTCCCCTGGGTTTTTATAGAGGTGGCGTCCATCCTCTATCGCGTGTTCTCTTCATTCGGATCCGCAGAGTCTAGCCCTGGCCGCTCCACGCCGCCGCTGCAAACTTGATTACTCGCTGATGCGCACGAGCGAGGGTGACTGGGTTACCGGTGCCTTCGCGTCGCTGGGGAGCGACTGCATGTTGAGCTGAATGTGCTTGACGTCGCCGCCGGGGAACGGGTTCATGTCCTCTTGATCGCGGACCTCGTTCTGATCCCAGACGCCGTTCTGCAGGCCGATCGCATTGCCCTGCATGCGGGTCAGGAAATCGCCCTTGAGCAAGTCGCTTACATTGTGCTTGAAATAAAAGCCGGCGGCCTTCTCGTCTGGTGTGAGCACGCAGCGCCAGAGGTCCTGCTCCCAGCGTGTGAACAGTGGCTGCATGGTCACCTTCACGAACTCGAGCGCTAATTGCTCAATGTTAGAGAAGGTGGCGCGACTCAGATCCCCTACGAGATGAGGGCTGACCAAAAACCAGCGGCAAATTTCGTGAATGTCGAAGAGCCGCGTCTCCAACATCTGCGAGTCAACGGCACTGAGGCCGGTCTGCTGATAAGTCGCGCCCATACCTTCGAGGATGGGGACCTTGTGCGGCTCTGCGTACGTCTTCTCCCAGTCATTGCGGAACTGATCGAACTTGGCATCGCTCTCGAACTTCTTATCGAACTTCAGTATGTACGGAACCCGGCCGCCGCCAGCATAGAAGCGCGCAACGTTCCGCTCTACCGACAGCGAAGTACCGATCGACTGCCGCGCCATCGTAATGACCGAGTAGCCGCGGAGACCGTCCCATCCGAGGCCTCGAATGTGGAGGATGTCTTGAGGCTTGCCGGGCTGCACCGTATAGGTCGTCTCGTTGTTACCGGCGATGCCACCCAGTCCATGCTTGACGATGTAGACCAGGCGCCGCTGACCTGTCTTCTCGCGATCTACTCCCACCTGCGAAGGATCGAGAGCGCGCAACTCTATGGCAGTTCCCGTTCCGCTCCGGCGGATGATTTGCGCGTATCCGTTCCCCTGTAGCGCCACATGGCTCGTCCGAGTCTCTTGGAAGCTCATCGCCGACATTTCATCATTCGGAGCATGCCGGAGCGCGTTGAACATCGGCTTGTCTTCCGCGAGCCTCTTCGCCCCGTCCTTTCGCTGGAGCATAACCAGCGGCGTTGCGCCTTGAGTCTCGCTGATCAGTCGGTTGCAGGCCCACACGACGGAATGGTTGAGCGCAGTCTCGAGCGATACCGGTTCGCCCGACCAGGCCGGCATGCCACCCGATAGGAGCGTGTAAATTCCCGGGTAGCCGTTGCGCGCATACCAGCCGGCATTGACCGCATCGAACGAGATGCCGCCGCCCTTCTGCTCGTTGATCCCGAGCGAGAGAGTCTCGTCTCCCATGCCTCCCTTGATCGCTTTATATGCTCCCCGGACCGCATCGACGATTGCTGGAAACACTAGTTGATGCTCCGCAGTCCGGTGTAGGGCATGGTGTCCGACTCGGCGACCAGAGCGTGGCTGAGCAGCGTTACGGTCGCCGCCATGCCATCGATACGCTTCGATGACTTCAGCCGCTCGGGCTTGGACGGCTGGCAGTTGTCCTTGCCGTCATACCGCAGCTGCAGGCAGGCGGCGTTCCAGTTGTAGACCGGGTTGTTGCCGTGGCGAATCTCCTGGTCGAGACACTTCGCCAGAATGAATTTTGTGGGATAGCTCAACTGCATGAAATTCTGTTGCACCTCGATCGCGCTGATTCCTTCATCCTGCAGTTCCATGGCCTCGGTCCTAAAATTGCAGCGATCGAAGGCCAGGTCCTGCAGCTCAAACATCTCTCGCCCCCAGCGGATCCGATCCTTGACCACTCGCAGATCGATCGCATTGCCGCTGGTCGCGGTCACGAATCCGCGCTTCACCCAATCGGCAAACGGCAGGCGGCAGATACGCTCGAGCTCCGGGACGCGCTCCTCCGGAACGAAGAAGAACGGGAGGAACGTCCAGATGCCATTGGCGCCGAAGGGTTCAAATCCAAACACCACCGACGTAAAGTCTGTTGTCCAGGAAGCGTCCACACCCACATGGCACTTCTTATCGATTAGCCCCCATTTGCGGATCAGCAGGTCCACGTCATAGGTCGGCCAGTCGCGCAGATCAACACCGCCGCCGCACGCCTGCCACTTCGACATGTCGATAATGGGCTCCTGCTGGCTCGTAATCGGGACGTTGAGGTGGTAGCGCAGGTACTTCGATCGATTCGCCGGCTGCGCAATCGCCTTATCGAGCTCGACCACGATGGCCGCGTCTTTCAGGAATCCGCCCAGGTCCTCGTGAGATGGGTTGGCGAGTACTCGGGCTTCCCGCGACTTCCAGTATTCCGGGTCGCTCTTGATCTTCGTATTGTCAGCTTCAAAGATCGCCGAATAGAACTGCGGGGATTGGACTGACCCCTCGAGGACCTTCTTCGCGAACTCATACTCCCCGAACCACAGGGGCGATTCGTACTCGGCGCCGGCAGTCGTGATTGCTATGTCCAATGGTTCCTCACGGCTGATTTGCCCCTTGGTTGTAACGTCGTAGAGGGTTTCCGCTTTGGCATTCTTCCAGCGGTGCATCTCGTCGCGAATATTCAAACTCGGCCGAATACCGTCCTGCACATCGCCGTCAGCAGAAAGCACCTGATAAGTTCCGCCGCCATCGCGCCGGATAATTCGCTTAGTGCTCGGCAGGACCTTCAGCCTGGTACGGAGGTCCGGGTTCGCATTCACCAGCATCGCCGCTGCCTTGAAGACGATTCCGGCTTGTTCCTTTGCCGCCGCCGAACCGTAAGCCTCGGGGTTTAGCTCATCCTCCATGAGGATGTGGTAGATCGGCAACCCGCCAGTAATGAACGACTTGCCGTTCTGCTTTGCCGTCGAAATATAGGCGCGCCGGAACTGGCGCTTGCCGTCTGCTTTCTGGACTGTCCCGAAGAGTGAGCGGAGCACCGTTCGGTGCCAGCCCATGAGCGACAGGTTGAGCGGGGGGTAAAGGATCCGCTCATAGAAAGCCTCGACCTTGCAGCCGCGGCATTGCGGTTTGCCGTTCGACCTTGTCTCGCACCACGTATCCGCATTGCAATAAGCGCAGGTGTCAGGGCGGTAGTTGCTACCCACATCTCACGTTCAGTTCGGTAGGTTTCCACATAACGCCCGCTCTAAAGGGTCCATAGGCTTACCCGGCTGTTTCGGCACATTCGGCATAGATCCCTCTCCATCCACCCGGCCGCGGCTTGATGCCGTCAAGCCCAACTCTGAGTCGTACCGTTGGATTGAAATGCGATACGCCCTCGCAATACGAATTGAGGGGTTCGCAACCTTGCCGTTTCGGGTTCGGACAATCGTGCCGCGGTCCCGAACATCCTGCTCAGCCTCTAGCATCCGCTGAAAGCATAGGCACCGATCGGCTACTGCAACCGAATCTGTTTCGCGCAGCCAGAAAGCAGCCGCAACAATCCGCTCCCATTCCCTGCGAGCAATGCCATCCAAGGGGAACGGGGTCTCAAACGGTCCCGGTGGAAGTTCGGCGCCTGGGTTCAGCTTGCGCCTGCCCCGGTTCCCCTCCGCGAGCTTCAGTAAAAACGGTTTTGGCTTACGGCCGGCTCTCATTGGCGGAAAATTTATCTAGTTTCGCGAAATTTAGCGGAACGCTTGGCATGCGGTACGCAGACCGAAGCGGCAGAGATCCGACCCGCCCCTCCCCTGGGGGTTATGCACAGGAGGGCAGTTTTCGCTCCAAAAGGGGTCCAAACCGATGAGAATGCGCATTTATTTTTGCTTCGATCCATACGTTGCCCCGTTCTGCTCGCGCATCGTCTTCGCGTTGTGGCACTCGTTGCAGCGCGTGCGGTAGTTGTCGAGGTCGCGTCGGAGGTCAGGCCGTTGCTGTATGGGTTGGTCATGGTCACCGTGCAGATGCTTCTCGCCACGGCGCCATTGCTGTCGCAAGTAATCGAGGATGACGCTGGTCGGTGGCTCGCCGAGTTCATATGCGCGGCAGTCACGCACAACGTCCGGCTCCCACCCACAGTCGACGCACTTCCATTGGTCGCGCTGGAAGCAGAGGACACGCAATCGTTGATGGTCGTCCGTATATCCACGCTTCCAGGGTGAGGCGCGCTGCTGGTCCTGCTGCTGACTGCGTTGGCGCTTGCATTGAGAGCAGCATCCACCCGTCTCGGCAAGCCTGCCACAGCCGGTCGCGCAGGTACGCTTTGGGAGTCGCACTGTCGTCCCCCTTCAAAGTTCCCAAGGCCAACCACCATATGCGGCGGCACGCGGAATAGATGGCAGATCTGCAATGCCTCCAGCTCTCGCACTTGATTTAGAGTCAGCATGGTCTCAGGACCAGACTCTCCCACGAGATAGTCAGTGCCCGCGGGAACGATTCCACCCATTGCAAACTCGGGCTCTGCTGCCAATGCCGCCATCGGTGCAAGCGCGACTGCCGCTCCTGCCATCGCGCCACGAGTTAGAAACTGTCTGCGGTTCATCGCTAGTACACCACTCCACCAGGCACCATCTGCATCACGTTCATGTCGCCGCTCATCAGGGGCTGCCACGTCTTGGGCCTCACCGGTGTCGCAACGTTCTTTCCTTTTCCCACCCACCGGGCTTCGCCCTTGTCGACCAGACGCTCCACCGATGCTCGCGTGTAGTGCCGATGCGGGCGGCCCGCATTGTGGCACGGAAAGTTCAGGCCACGACACTCCATCAGCTCAGCCTCAGCCTCGGTAAGCAGACACACCCGCTTGCATTTGTGCTCGAGGATGGCTCGCTGCCCAGCCTTGCGGATGAATTGGGGACGAGACTGCCGCCCATGCATATGTGTGAACTTGCGTCCGTTTGTCCAGGTCACTGTGATGTTCATTGGCAGATAGGGATGTGCGCATATCTACCGGAGAACATCCCGGTGCGGAGAACTTATTCGATTGTGATTTTGAATTGTGCGACTAGGCAGCTAGGTGTGCCTATACCCTGTGCGTTTGGATGAGCTATGAGCGGCCCACTCGCAGGTTCCAGCCCCTCAGCCCACAGGCACATCGGGAGAACCTTTAGCCAGATGCATGTCGTGGAACGTCTCGAACTTATCCTAAAGCTTCACATATTGCAATATTTTTGTTGCTGAATCAGGTACAAAGCCTCGTTTGTTGCCTAAGAATGAAGTATAGCGCGGGTCCACCGCTGCTCGATCTCCTGCGCATTCTTGGTCCGAAATGCATCACGATTGTCCGTGGATGCCGCTTTGCCATCGAGCGCCGGGTGCACGGCGATCGCTTCCAGGCCAGCTGCACGACTTCCGAATCCCATGTTCAAGATCGCGGCCTCGGTGCGGTCGCTGAACCCGGGATGGAAGGTATCCGCGGATCGTACAGGCTTCACCAACACCAGGCCGTCGTCGTCCTTGTCGCGGATGATCTTGCCCGGGATCGGCTTGAGTTCGGGACCATGCCTTCGCATCGCCTCGATCACGACTCTGAGAGCGCCCATCGCGTCTGCCGTCGACGGATCGGTAACTTCAGTTCGGCCACTGAGCCGCCTTAGTTGACCCGGGGTAGGGAAGTACGCCGTGCTCTCGCACAGTGCCCGGCTGAACGCGCGGATGCACTCCTGCCGGTTGAGATCCTCCATCACCGCCGCGTATGCCGGAATCACCCCCGGTTTGCTCATGTCGCGCTCCAGAGTGTTCGCGAGGATCTCCAGCGCCATTCCGATGGCTTTCGTGTGGTGATGTTTCTCCCAAATAGTCGCGAAAAGCCGCTCCGTTGCCGTCTGTTTTGCCACGTTTTCCTGCTCCATTGGAGCCTCCTGTCGCTGCCTGTGTGAACTTCTCGAGATCCCTGTATTCCACGCACTGGTAGAACCCAACCATGCGCTTTTGCGTCCAGTAGCGCTTCCAGTTCGGTTCCCGCATCGCCGCCTCGGTCACCGAACGCACTTGCCGGAGGAGATACAACCCCGCCTCTCGCTCTGTGATGCCTTGCTCCTTCGCCTCGAGGATTACCGCATTCACGATGGGGCCGAGCGCCATGGAACTCCCACGCAGGCTCAACGGCGTCCAAGAGTTCGCCACCCCGGCCGGTGATGCAATCGCGATCTCTTCGATGAGTTGCTCCTGACCCCACTCTTGGGTCGGTTCTCGGGATTGCTGCTTGGAAGGCATCACGACGTTCAGATTGCTCGCGCGCGGTGTGTGTGCTTTTGTCTCTGTCTCTGTCTCTGTCTCTGTCTCTGAGTATGATTGCGTTACGACGGAGTTACTACGATGCTCCGTAGTGACATTCGCGCTAACTACGAGAGAAGCTACGAATTGCTCCAAGTCCGCCTCGATTCGGAACCATTCACCCTCGATTCGGAGATGAGAGAACTGTGTATGTCTTTGTTTTTCAAGGGAGAAGTCTCCAATCTCTTTGGCGACCAGCGTGATCCCAGGTGTAGCTAGGTTCAACTCCGATATGCGAGACCATGGGTTCCTGCTGAAACCAATCTTCATTCTGTCGTAGCTACGGGCGTAGTAGACGAACCCTCCTACGGTAGGTTTGTCACCGTCTTGAAATTTCTTGTCCCTGTACCTCTGCGCTCGCTCTCTCGCAAGCCTCCGAGACTCGCTTCCAGAGACGATGGACTTGTACTTCACCGCGTTCAGGACGATCCAACCACCTGGTACACGCTCTATGCGGCGTCCATCATTCTCAGGGTCGGAGGAGTGGGGATCTGGCGATTCCAACACCTTGAGCGCGGCTCCAGCCTCCTCTGTGGTCACAATGGCGCGCCTGGCGAGGTTCACAACCGAGGCGAACTGGCACATACCGTCTTCATCCATCACCGCCAGCAGGGTCAGCCAGACAATGCGGGTGGCATGCGGCTCCAGCCACACCGATGAGTCGAGAATCTTCGTAAATAATTTGTTGTACATAGTCTTACTGAAACTCCGTCTTCTGTGTATCCTGGTCGCGCTCCTGCTGGGCCTTCAGGCGCTTGCCGATGGCTTCCACGGACCGCTTGGCCGCACCGAGACGCTTACGCGCTTCCAGGCGGTCTTCAATGGGCCCTCAGTCGCACCTTGCAGGCGTCGCACAGTTCGTCGTAGGCGAGTTCTGGCCGCTCTGTGTAATTGGGCGGAGGTCCCGTTTCGATATTCCAATGGCGCTGCAGGCATGATTCTTGCGCCCCGTGCATGTACCCAGAGGCTTCGTCTCTCTCGCCGGCACTCTCATCTGGACAGCGATTATCGCGGAGAATGCGGGTCTGTGCGCGCACCGCCGCAACCGCTCCGGCGTATTCGATGCAGACTTCCTCTGGGGTTCTCTTAGCCATGCTGCGCCTCCGCCAGTGGGCCCGCGTCGAGACCTCTGGTCATACTACGGTAGCCACGGCCGGCGAGTCCGCCCTTGGTGGGATCGCTCTTGAAGACGTGATAGGCGGGCTTCAGGATCAGCCGCATAGCCTCGGGAGGCATGGCTAGTAGCTTCTCAGCTCCGCCATAGCCCTTGACGGTGCGGACGTTGATCCCGAACTTGCGGGCGAGCTGGAGGTCGGCACTGGGCGCTTTTCTTCCGGAGGAGCAGTTACGGCATCCCTTGGAGTGGGGCTGCATGGTGCCAGCGTTGCACTGGGGGCAGAGGACTTTCTGGCTGATACGTGGCATCAGGATTTCTCCCCGGGATACTTCCAGTGGATGATGTCGCCGTTGAATGGCTTATTTAGGTCCCAGAATCCAGACATCTCCCACAGGCTTTCAAAGCCGTCTCGTATCGCCAGGGCTTCCATCTCGTCATCGTCCAGCCTTGTTCCGTCTATTTCGATCAAGGGGTAGATTCCGCACAGTCTACGTCCATTCTGCGCAGTGATTACATCGTGAGAGCGTCTGCCTGAATCAGCGAGGACGATGTCGAGGACCTTGGTGCAGGGAGCCCGGAGCAGCAGCCGGCATTGCTTCGTGCGTGGCGCATAGTAGAGATGAAGGGTATTGCCCGGCTTGTCGGGATACTTCCGCTTGCCGCGGATGGTATGCGTCTTCTCACCGCTCTCGACCTTGGGGCAGAACCGCTTTTTGAATCCGTACATTCCCATTAGGCCGCCTCTTTCTGTGCTGCCATTTTCTTGGCCATCTTCAGCCGGCGCGAGTGGTAGGGTCGGGGGAGCACGTAAGGACGCTCATTGGTCCAGCGGATGGTATGGCACGCCATCCCCACTGGCGCATGGCAGTCGCCGCAGTACGATGTCCGCGCCGTGATCTCCTCGGGCGTCAGTTCGATCGGTTTGCTCACGCGGGCACCTCCTGCGATGGTGTATTCACGCTCAGGGCCACGGCTATGGGCTGTACCCAAATCGGCTGAGCAGAAAGTGCGAAGGATTCACCCGACCACGCCAGGAGCAAGGTCTGCCCCATCAGATCAGCGATAGCCTGCGCAGCGGCGGCCGGAACAGCATTGCCGATGCGCTCACGCTTGGCGCCATCGACATCTCCGTCCAAGTCGAAGATGTCGTCGGGATCAATCAGGGATTGCAATGCTGCGAGTTCTAGGGTGGTGAAGGGACGGTGCCAAGTTCCGTCGATCGAGCGGATGATTGCGACCAGCTTGTGACTCGCCTCGGGCAGAACCTCTATTCGAGGATCAGCGACATTCCACCGGCCGTTGTCATGACAAGCGGCAGCAGAAACCGCACCTGAAGTAGAATCCCATCCCATGACGCCATAGTGCCCATTGGTCAGATAGGCATCGCCCTTCTCGCGCTCATTCCTGATGCGCGGATCCGCGACCGAGAGAAGTCCCGACTGGACGTGCTGCCCGCCTGTCACGGTCTGCGATGTGTCGCGCCAACCGATAACCTTCAGCTTGTTCAGGTAGGAATTTGAGCCGTAGCTAGGCACGCGCGGATCGGCGATGCACAGAGCTCCGCTCCCGATACGATCCGCACCGGTCACCGTCTTCGAGAATCCATCCCAAGGCTGCACGGAGTACTTGCCGTCATGCTCACCCTGCGAGTTTGGCCATCGAGGATCGGCGACATTGAGGCCACCGGCTGATGGGCCGGTTCCTCCGGACACTGCCTGGCTAGTCTCATTCCAGCGTATGACGCGATAGATGTTGTTGTAGCGATCGCCGTTCTTCCCCAAGAGCCGCGGATCAGCCACCGAGAAAGCTCCGCGCGTTGGCGCAGCCATGCCTGTTACCGTTCCGCTGGTTTCATCCCACCTGCGAACTCCCAGCGTATCGCCGTACCATCCTTCAGGGGCCAGCGCATACTCCGCCAGCTTTCCATCCACTACCTTCAGTTTCTTCAGCGATCTCCAGTCAGAACCAGCCTCCACGAAAGCAAGCCTGACCCAAGTCTTCCACTGCAGATTCGGGAGCGCATGCATCGGGCCGCCGCGCATGTCGCCCGGCATCGGAAACTTTTCGAGAATCTCGCCAACGGCCCGGAGCGAACGCTTCGGAGGCTCATACAAGAACGGCTGCACCTTCACGGCATGCCGCGCGACCATAAGGAAACGCTTGCGCGATTGAGCCAGGCCACCGATCTCGCCGCAATCATGGAACGTCTCCGCTACCGCGTAACCGTAATGGCGAAGGAGTGCTCCAATCTGGTCCAGCAGCGCCCGACCGCGCGTGGCGATGCGTGGCACATTCTCAAAGATGATGAGCTCCGGTGGGTCATCCGCCCACGCCTCCAGCATGAGCCACATGCCGCGCAATGTAAGTCGGTTGAGAGCCTGATACTTGCCGGTCTTGCTCCGCGCCTCCGAAAGCAGCCCAGAGAAGCCCTTGCATGGTGCCGATAGAAACACAATGTGTGGCCGCTCGTTACCGGCCGCGGCGCGAATGTCCTCTGGCGTAGCCTCACGCCAATCGGGGCGAGGCTCGGAACCATGGAACGCGACATATTGCTCGCGGTCGAACATATCGAGCACGGTGCCCTTTGTCCCGGAGAGTCGTTCGAAGTCGCGGATAGCTGGTTCCGATACGTCGATTCCTCCGATGCATCGGAAGCGCGCGCGGAGATTGTTGACTTCAGCGCGACCGCGATTGAATCCAAGTGCGCCTCCTCCCAACCCAGCGAAAAAATGAAAGTGCCGTATTTCCCGCTCTTCAATCACGCAACCACCGCCATATCTTCCGACTCTTCCAAGATGTCGAACAGCGTAGGCATAGCCATCTTGTCTTCCATTGCCTTCGCGTATCCGCATCCGTCGAGGAAGTAGCGATGGTTCAACTCTGTCGCGATCGCCTTCCTGCCGAGCTTCAATGCGCGGTATGCTGTCGTCATCAACCCGCCAAATGGATCGAAGACTGTCTCGCCAGGCATCGTGAATTGCTCGATCGCGCGATCAGCAATATCGAACTGCATGGGGCATATGTGGAGTTCTTTGCCCTTGGCATGCTGGGCGCCGTTCAGCGTCAACATCCGCGTAACATCGCTCCACACGTCAGGGTGCCAACTGGGAGGCTGCAGGAGCATGAAGGTCACCGGAAGAATCCGCTTCGCCTCCAGCGCCTCTCCGATCTTGACGTGGTGCTCATAGTCGTAGATGTGGGTCAGGTTGTAGTCGCGAAATAGCTTGAAGATGGCCTGATGATCCAGGTTATCCAACTCGTCCGGAGTTAGGAGGCGGTTGCCTGAGCTGCGGGCGAAGCCGTGAGCATCCGTCTGCCAGCGGGCTCGCGAGTATTTTGCCTTGCTCTTCACCACCGGGTTGTCCGCATAGCTATTTGAGTTCTCGGTGGGAGGTTTGCGGAACAGGAGGAGATACTCGGGCATCCCGACACCCATCTTGGTTCCGTCCTTGCATTGCTCGGTCCAGCCCAGCCGGTAGGTCTGATTGTTCTCCCGCACCACATCCGTCACGATGGTCTTCATTCCCATATACGCGAAGCCGTGGCGGATGAAGTGCTCCGTCACTTTCATATGGAACGGATAAGTAGTCTGGAAGCCGAGGCCTGTCATCCCTCCCGGGACAATCCGGTCCTTGACGTGGATAGCAGCGATGCGCCCTGGCTGGAGTACTCGCAGCAGCTCGGGCGTCAGGAAGTCCATCTGCTCAAAGAAGTGCTCGTTATCGTCGGTATGGCCGAAATCGTTATAACTCGGGGTGTACTCGTATTGGGTGCTGAAGGGTATGGACGTTAGAACCATGTCGATACTGCCAGCCGGCAGGTTCAGCGCCTCCTCTACGGCGTCGTTGTTGATGCAGCGGTAGTTCTCGCCTGACACTTCAATCCGTTCCACGCCCATGCTGCGGATCAGCTCCTGCATCTTCTCGGCGTGGTCCAGCCCGTACTCCCGGATAATCTCGCTCATCTTTTGCACCGTCTCCTCGTACTGGGCCCACTTTGTCTGGAGGTTGCGCAGGACCTCGCGCTCACTCTCGGCGTAGATCACGTCGATGATCACCGGATGCTCCTGTAGAAACCGGTGGCAGCGGTGGATTGCCTGAATGAACTCAGAGAATTTGAAGCCTATTCCTGAAAAGATCACCCGGTGGCACTGCTGCAGGTTTACTCCGGAGCCGTACATGACAGGCTTGCTCAGGAATACTGTGGTCTCTCGGTTTCGCCATTGCTCAATCCGTTCTTCGCGATCCTCGATGTCCATGCTGCCGTCGAGTGATGAAAAGGTTATTCCGGAGTTGCCAAATAGCCTTTCAAGTTCACGCTGTTCTGCATTGAGGTCGCACCAGACGACGATCTGCTCAGATATGCAATCGCCGCCCGCAATGTTTTCGGGTTGTCCCGAAACATTCCTAGACCGGAGTTGCACCCGCGACACAGCAGTCCTCGAACCTTCCCTGTCGCATGATCGTGATCCACGCGGAAATTTCCCTTCGCGTCTTTCGTTGCGTTTGGAGATTTGCAGATCGCGCAGCAGTTGTGTTGGCTTATGAGCATCTTCTGAAAGCACTGGGGTGTCAGACCGTAACCCTGTAGTTTGCGCCTCCTGGTCTGCCCCCGCGCCCGAGCCTTGTTCTCCATATACCACTCGCGAGATCGTGCTTTCCTCTTGTCGCGGTTGAGTGCGCAGTCTTTCAGAGCCAACTCCCGAGCACGCCCCGGATTGTTCTCGCTCCACTGTGCGTAACGGATACGAGTCGCCTCTTTGTTTTTCTGGTAATTGGCTTTGTTCCGGACGCTCTGTGCAGAAATCAACCTCTCCCTGTTTCTCTCGTAATAGTCTTTCTGATACTGACGTCTCTTCTCGTCCACGAAATATGACCTCCAAAACCTTTGCGTTACGCACGCCGAGCGTGTCGCGCTTCTCCCGCGAGGCCTCGACAACGCCGCTCACGCTGCCCCGGAATATCGTCCCCTGACCATTGGTCTCCACTGGTGAGTTTGTATGGTCCACCGCTACTTCGTGGTACCGGACCTCCATCGGAGGCAGGTCGTAACCTTCGTCCGAGAATCCAAGGTCCGAGGGCTTCTGTAGGAAGATCGCCCACGATGAGACCCACAGCCAGAACTCTCTCTCCTTGTGCGGATGGATCGTGAGCGTGTCGGCCTTGGTCGCATCACGCTTGAAGAATCGAGTCTTCGCCTGGCCGACATCCATGATCCCGAGGAAGGCTGCATAGGCCAGCAGTTCGATATGGTCATTCGGGTCAGGAATCGCAGTCGCGACAAACTTGTACTGCACCCGCTCGTACAACCGCATGAACTCGCGGAAGGTCTTCGATCCACCGAAGCCGCGCAGCACGCTTGCCTCGTCCAGGCTGCAGACTACGAACTCACCCGGATCGAGCTTGCCATCGCGCACGGTCTCGAAGTTCGTCAGGTAGATGCCGGTCTCGGCCGCTTCCTCGATCCGACGGATGAACTTGATCTCAATCCCAAGCTTCGCTGCATCGCGCATAAACTCGACGCGCACACCGAGCGGCGCCGTGATGAGTCCGCGGCCGCCAGTTCGCTTCAGAATGAGCCGGAGGATCTCCAACTGCATCATCGACTTTCCAAGGCCGAACTTCGCAAATAGAGCCCGGCACCCGCCAGCGACGCCCCACTGCGCTAACACCTTCTGGTGGGGCTTCAGGATTGGGTTGATTTCATCGAGATCGATCGCGAATCCCCGATCAGGAGTAACCACCGCCTTGCGCTTGAGGAACCCCCGGTACCGCTCGAGTTTCGTCATTGCACAACCTCGACAATCCCCATGACGACGGCCTTGAGCGTGATGTTGTCGGGGTGGATCTCCCCGAGCCCGCGCTTGCGGTTCCAGCGGAAATTCTGACCGTCCCATGCGACTCGATGCGCATACCAGTCGCCCAGAGCGAAGTAGATGACGAGACCAGGCCTGGAGATCATTCAGTCACCGCCGGGAACTCGTGATGCTCTACGCCGTCGAGAAGGTGGCCTGCGGCCTTGGTGCCGACGCGATACAGGTCCGGCTCGTCGTAGCGATGCCCCTCATCATTCGATAGCGTTTCAAGGCCAATCAACCACTCATCGTTGAACCAAATGGCCGTCTGGACCGAACCTGTGATCCTCTCCACGTTCTCCCCAGTGGTCCACTCTCCCCACTGTTTGAAAAAATACGGAACGCTGGCGGCCTTACACTGGTCCCGCAGCGACCGTGCCCAGTCCGGATGCATCGGTCGCGCACCATGCCCGCTCTCCCCGCCACAGATGACCCAATGAAGCAGACGCTTCATCCAGTACACGTAATCGTCCGGTTCATCCTTCGGACCAATCGCACCGGTCTCGCCCCGCCACTGGAAGTAGGGAACGTCAGGCCGGGGCACTTTGAATAGATCAACCGGCCCGAGCAAAGGCTCCGCGCTGATGAACCGCACCGCCGCCGGCGTCTGCAGCAGCAGCGGGATGCGCTCATCCGCTGTCTTCTGGTTCTCCACCGACACGCCCAGGTGAAGGTTCGGCAGAGGCCACTTCGATAAGTCAGCAGCGTACCATTCGCCACTCCGGCACGGCACGCCGCCGTTCACTCGATCGTCGACGAATCGAAACTTTCCGCGTCCGCCAAAAACCTCCCAAAGATCGCCACCGCCGGGCGTCATCGAGAAGTATCCGGGTGCCAACGGTTGCCCATTCAAGACGCATGCCTTCGCCACGCGCGCTTCAACATCCGCCGCGCTCAGATACGCAAGCATCCGCTCCGGCCGTTTCGTCAGCACCTGAAACGTATGCTGCGGGCACAGCGCCACCACCGCGAAGATCTTGTCGCGCATCTCATCCGTGACATTTTCGTGGAAAAGGTCGCTCATCGAGTTGACGAAGATTCGGAGCGATCCCTTCCACTTGAGCGGATCGAGCAGATGCGCCTCGACGAACTTGATTTGGCCGTTCCACTTGCCGGTCGACTTGCCGTTCGCGTCGAGCTGCACCAACCCCTCGTACGCCAGGCCGGGACCGCTGAACCGGTGCGCCACGCTCTCCGCGTAGCAGTGACGGCACCCTTCGCTCACCCGCGAGCAGCCGCGAATCGGATTCCACGTCGCATTTGTCCAACTAATGCCCGTCTCGCGTCCCACTATGCAGCCTCCTGTTTCGCCCGGACCAACGACTCGCAAATGGCGATCATCCGCAGCGCCTGCTCTTCATCAAAGAAGCCAGGCTGGCAATCCCCTACGCTGATGCCCATCTGGGAGGCCAGCCATCGCGTCGCCACTTCCCGAGCCTTCTGCTGCGTCCAGCCCTGATATTCCATACCCGCGTGAACCATCTCGCCGAAGATAGAGTTCGCCCTCCCCCTCAGCCTGCGCAGAGGAGCCTTCGCCAGCCGGCCCATCGGCTTGTTCTTCGGCGAGCCGCGATACACCGGCACCCACGCGGCGCACGGGGCACATCGCCACACCTTTCCCCCGCGGGAGTTGCCGTAGACCTCGCGGTCATCGGCTAGCTTGGCTTCAGCGTTGCAGTAGGGGCATACGGGGAGGGGAAGATCGGTCTTGCTCATGGCGGAACACCTCAACAGCCGGTAATGGCAGGAAGGAAAAGGTGGGGTTAGCTTGCTTGCTGCTGCTCGACAAGATCGTCATACCGTTCGGGATAGAGAAAATGCCGCTCATCCCACGGGAAACCGAAGAACCGCGCCAATTTCTCGGCCTGTTCCCGCGTAAAACCACCCTTCCCGAGTTCCGCGCGGGAAATGGTGGCCTGCTGTATGCCGATCTCTTTTCCCAGCGTTTTCTGCGATATTCCCCGCGCTTCTCGCGCGACACGTAACGGGACCATTCGTCATCCTCCAGGGTGGTGTGAAGAGAAATTATCATCACACGGGCAACCCGTCAACGTCAACATGTCGTCACTAGGCGTATGATGAAAATACATACTTGAGGCATGGATGACATGGCGTCTCGATTGAAGAAGCTTCGCAGTGACAAAAAAATAAGCCAGCGCGAACTGAGCCGGATCACGAATATTGAACAAGCCACTATCTCCCGAATCGAGCGAGGAGAGATGTCGCTGCTCTCCCCGCATGTCCCCACCCTATCCCGGGCACTTGGTGTTCCTCCTGCAAAATTGTTGGGTTATACAGTAGTCACTACACCTGCGCAGGTGGGTTCTCGACGCATCCCCGTCTTGTCTTTTGACCAGGCTGGGAGGCTTGCGAATCTCGCTGCGTTACCCGAGGACGTGGAAATGAAGGATTCTGTACTTGTTGATTTACCGCATTCTGCCAATGCATTTGCACTCAGAATTCAAGGAGATTCGATGGAGCACGTCTTCGCCGAGGGCGACGTCGTTGTCATTGATCCTGATGTGGATGTCCAACCAGGGGATTTTGTATTTGCCGTAGTCGAAAGCGAAGGACCCACCTTCAGGCGGTATCGCGATGTCGGAATGAATGATGACGGCAATCGCGTTTTCGAGCTTGACCCTCTCAACAAGCTCTTCGCTGCCTTTCGTTCGGACCGCCAGACCATCACGATAAAAGGTGTCATGGTCGAACATCGCAAGTATCGCCGCAAGAAATAGCCCGTCCCCCCTTCACAATGTAAGAAATGGATTTGATGTAAAAAAAACATCGGAACCTATTGACACGTTATGACTGATGACATATTGTCTTCATACCGGTGACGGCTAAAAGTCATCGTTTTGAGGCCAGCATGTTATCAGTCGCCCTTTCATCCCAAGTTTCACATCCCCAGAAGCACGCGTTTCAGCGCGACCAACTCTCGGGAAAGCCTGAAGAGTGTAGCCACTGCTCGCTTCCCGCCGCGCATGACGTCCACAACTGGCTCGAACAGTTGTACGTCCGGCGCCCTCATTCCCCCATTTCCACCTGCCCTTGCCTTCTCTGCCACACCGCCAACGCGCACTCGAAGGATTCCGATTGCACTGTGAGCGGGGAGACTGAGTCCTGCGAAGTGTGCGGTGTCTACCACGGCGACGAGTGCCCTGACTGCGGTGGCCGTGGCTTCCACAAGGCCGCCTGCTCCACCCTCGATCACCTAACTGATGTAGAGTACGCCGTCGCCGTCCCGGTGGAAATGGCTACGGCGGATCGGAGGGTGCGATGACTAAAGTATGGGACGTAGAGACGGTCCTGCTAGCGCTCGCAGCATCGGTCGCATTGCAAAGCCACTACGCCGGTCTCCTGAATATGTACGACGGCGGCACACGGCGGCAATATTCGAGTCCCGGGGCGTATATCCAGCACCTCATTGACGTCGGCCTTATCCCCAATAGGGTGGCACAGGTCGCACCGGAGAGCGATCGGCCGGTCGAGTTCGAGGTCCCCGAGCATCCCTGGGCATCTGAGGAAGGTCCGCTACATCCCCGCCTCGCCGAGCCATCGACTCCTGAGCAGCTCGCTGGAAGTGAGGAGGCCAACCATGACTAAGCTTCTGCCTTCCACGCGCCTCGTCATCGCCATACTCGCAGCGCTCTTCATCGGGCGCATCGTCTTCCTGTCCGCTGCTGCCATCGGATCAACGCTGGGAGCATTGCTTACAGGGACGCGGTAGCTGTCATGGCGCGCATGGTGCTTTACCAATGCGTGAAATGCGGGGAGCAGGTCGCCAGCAACTCGGGCCGTCCCCGCGAGTGTATCAACCCGAAGTGCAAGGGTCCGGCAGCTGGACTGCAGGCGAGGAACTAGTGGACTACTTTCTGCGCTATCTCAACCTTTTCGTCCACCACAACCCTTGGGGCTTTGCGTTCCTTTGCTTTCTGCTCCTGATGGCAGTGCTGGCCTGCATCCTCGATCTGACTGGAGTAACCCGCTAATGACGACTGAGCAACTTGAAACTCTTCTGCTGGCAACCTTCGCCGTGATGTCGCTCCTCGCGCTGGCCGGCATCATCCTCGCTGGCTATGACTGCATTCAACATATCCGCACCATCTGGACTAGCAAGGTTGACAGCAAGCAGGCAGACGAGCTGTGAAGTTCTTCGGCATCCGGTTTCTCTGGCGCATTGCTCTCTACCTGATTCGCGGCGAAGTACGCAGCTAGCACCAATTCACCTTCAACAGCACAGCAAAAGGAGCATCATTCATGGCATCACAACCGGTAGGACAGGTTATCTCCCCCGACGAAGATGAAGAGATTCTCGCTGGCGAAAGCTCTCTCAGTATTCACGAGGAGGCCGATCGTAGCCACCAGGTCGCCACCGCCAAGAGGTTCCCTCGCTCGATCACCACCTTCCGCAACGAGCTCAAGGCGATTGCCATTGCCAGCCAGCCCGTCGCCATGGAGATGATGTACTCGCTCCCGCGTGCGGGCAAGCAACTCGTGGGTCCGTCCATCCGCTTCGCCGAGGCGCTCGTGTCCTGCTGGGGCAATGCCCGCGTCGGAGTAGAGGTGGTGGACGTCAACACTCAGGAGGCCGTCGTCGTCGCCGAGGGGCGCTTCTACGACTGCGAGAAGAATGTGGGCTTCGCTATCCGCACCCGGCGCCGCAACGTGACCAGCAAGAAGGATGCCGACAGCTACCAGGTCACCGGCAGCGCAGCATCCTCGATCGCGCTCCGCAATGCCATCCTCCGCGGCGTCCCGAAGGCGCTGTGGAACGACATCTTCGAGATGGCCAAGCAGACCGCGGCGGGCGATGCGGCAAGCATGGAGGTTATCCGGACGGAGATGATCAAGCTGTTTACCGCAATCGGCATCACTGAGGCGCGTCTGTTCACCGCGCTCGGCATCCCTGGCATTGCCGACATTGGGCCGGATGAGATTGTGGCGATGAAGGCCTGGCGGAAGCAGCTGCAGGCGAAGGAAATGACCATCGAGGATATCTTCGGAGATCCTGCTGACGAGGAGATCGAGTGGCTGATGCGGGCGCTCGGTTGGAACGAGACGCAGAAGCGGATGTCGAAGACTAACTTCGCCAAGGACAAGACCGGCCAGCTCACCTATCTGCGCACCGAGGCGGCCAAGGCCAACATCGTCTACAGCTCGGCGAAGGGAGCGGGAACGCCACCGGCAGCGAAGGAGGGCGACACGTCTACCCAAGCCGACGCCAGGCCATCCGAGCGCACTACGCAAGCCTCGCAGCCCAGCGGGCAGCAACAGAGCGAGAGCAAGCCAACGACGAGCGAGACGAAGACTGGGACAACGGCGGCGGCTTCGACGTCTGCTGCGGCCGCAACTGGTAAGAAGGCCAAGGTCGACTGGTAAGCACCTCGATGTTGTGCGTGGACTCACGCATAAGAACCCACTGGCCTTGACTGATTGCCCCTGGGAACGGAGTGGGAAAGCCGGTGGATTTGCATTGAGCCACCGGCTCCAACCGTAAAGAAGATTCAGGAGAACTTGCCACTATGAGCGCCGCCGCACAGGTCATCCCGCCCCTTTCCCAAAGCAAGCACGAGGCGTCCGCTTGCGAGGTGAGCTATGTCGCTATCCACATCGATGGCCGTAGTGCGGGCGACTCCGAAGCGAGCGATCGCGGCTCCGAGGTCCATGACGTCATGGCCAAGTACATCTCCCATTGCGCGCAGATCCATGTGGCGTCGGACTGGGTTCGTTTCAATCAGCTCGCCAAAGAGGCTAAGGCTGAGGCTGGAGGAATCCTTGACGGGCTCCGCGACACCTACTCCGTTCAGTGGAACCTCGTCTATGGGACAGAGATCACCATGATGCTGGACGAGCATCTTGTTCCCACCTTGGATATTAGTGACGAGCACTGGCCCAAGCACATCCCCAGCCGCAACTTTCTGACTGCGCCGGGCTGGACGGGCGGCTATTGTGCCCACATCGGCACTGCTGACGTGATCCTAATCAGTGAGGACGGGGAGCGTGGCAAGATAGTCGATTTCAAAACTCACCCGTCGCCCTTTGACGCCGATACCTACCAGGGCCTTCTGTACAGTTTCATGCTCCTCAAGCACATGCCCGAACTCAATCAGGTGACCTTTGAGTTAGTCTTCGCGCGATATCAGAACTGCACTCGGAGCATCGCCTATAAGCGCAAGGATATGCCCGAGATGCAGCAAACGATAATGCGGGCCAGGGAGAAGCAAAAGGCTATCCACGCCCACCCCGAGAAGGCCGAAGCTATTCCCTGTAAGCAGTGCGCCTATTGCCCACTTGGGATTCTCACCCTGGAGTGCCCAATCAAAGAGCAGAACCCGATGGTGAATTTGTCGCTAGAGTCTCGGCTGATCTTCAAGGAGTGGACCCGCCGGATGAATGACGACAATACTCGCATACTGAAAACCCATGCCGAAGTTACCGGGCCTATCCGATACACCGACGGAAATGGGCGCGTCTACGAGTTTGGAAAGCTGGATGTTCCTTCCACGCGGTTTCCGCTCGATCAAGCGGCTATCCAACTTCTCGTCGACCATGCGACAGCCACCGGAGAGAACCTGCTTGATGGGCGGCTCAACATTAGCAGCACGAAGATCAAGGGTCTGCTGAAGACGAAGAAGCGGGCGATGCTGATGGAGCAGTTCGAGGAGAGCGTCATCGAGACTTCGACTAAGCCGAAGTGGTCGGTGCGGACGCCGGATGAGGGATTCGTTCCGGAGTACAACCCCTACGAGAGTGAGGACTAGGACCATGAAGATCATCGGAAAAACCAAGGACGGTTTCATCCTCCAGGCTACGGATTACGAGCTTGGGAGGCTTACGGGGCACTACTCGCTCTCAGAGTACGAGAAGTCGCTGGGTTCCGAGCAGAATCGACGCTACGGCGGCGCAGTGCAGATCGGCGACGAAATCCAAGTCAGCGCAATGTACTCGCAGCTCACCCTAATGGCGACGCTCGAAAAGAGAATGGCGGATGCTCGCGGAATTCTCACTACCGTCGCTGGAGGACTCACGATGGTTGATCCCATCATTCGCGAAGTCAATGCGGCGATCGATCCGCAGGAATAGAAAGCTTTTGGCAATTACGTAGTCGACGACTCCCCTAGAGAGAGAAAGAGGAATAAATGTACGATCCAGACGAGAAAATCATGCGTCCCGTTCCGGAGGACAAAACCACAATGACAGCTGAACAGCGTAATTGGACTCGCTTCAAGGAAGGCGAGATCGTACACGTCAAGGGCATCCCGATGCGCATCCACGAGATCGGCGAGAGCCGGTTGGTTTTGAAGTTCAAGTAGTTAGAGGAATAGCCCATGACGCCCGACGAAATCAGTGGACGCATCCTGAAAGATGCAATCCACAATCTTCAAGAAATCGCCGCACAGTTGCAGGAAATCGCCGCACAGCTCGCCGCTTATTCGCCCGCAAGCAGCAGTCACCAGTTGGAAACTCAAGGGACGGAGTTCGAGCGTCACTACACTCCCCAGGAGCTCGGGGATTTGTGGGGGTTTGACCATTCCACCATCCGCCGCATGTTTATCGACGAGCCCGGCGTACTGAAGGAAGGCAAGCAGGCGCGCAGGAATGGCAAGCGGATCTATGTCAGCATCCGCATCCCTGCCTCGATCGCGCAGAGGGTCCACGACAGGAAGTCCCGATAAGTGAAGTTTCAAGTATTTCCCAGGATTGCGCACTAAGAAAGCGAGTAGTCATGGCACTGGCAAAACTATTCCGAGTTACAGACGTCGATGAGCAGCGTTGGCATATCGCCGCCCCCACCTTCGCCGCAGCCGTCGAACGCATGAAGAGATTCGAGGGCGAACTTTCCTCTACTCACGACGACAAGGTCGTCAGGTCTGTAGAGGCTGTCGAAGACCTGATCCTCGGAGGCACGCGAGAGGATAGTCTCGACGATCCCCACGAGGAGTTGCCCTACGAGCCAGAGCCGCGCGGATTTATTTCCCCGCCGTCTTCGGATTGGACGTTCGCGAACAACGTCAGCAGCGCCGGCACGGCACTCATTGAAGCTCTAAAGGGTCATTCCTTTTCCGTCGCAGTCAGCTACAAGCTAGACGCCTTGCGCAACGCCATCGACATCTACGAACAGGTCCCGTTCTAGTTACCAGCGCTTATGCGCAGAAAGCAGTGAACCATGGCAGACGATCCCACGTTCAAAATCCCACGCGACGTAATCCAGCCCATCATCGAGGCGAAGGTAGCTGCGGCGCTCATTGAGGCTCTAGGCAATCAGCAGTGGCTTGTTCAGAACTGCATCACCAAAGTTCTCGATGAGAAGGTGAACGACAGCGGCACTAAGGCGGAAAACTTCTACGCCGACCGCGCCCCAACCTTCCTTCAGTGGGCTCTCCGATCCTGCATCCAGGCTCAAGTAAAGAAGATTCTTCAGGATCAGGTTGAGCTACACAAAGAGGTCATCGCCAAATCTCTAAAGACCGAGCTGGAGAAGAAAAACTCGCCGCTGGTCAAGCAGCTCATCGAAGGCATGACTACCGGCTTTACGAAGAGCTTGCAATTCCAGATTGAAGTCAAAGCAAAGGAGTAGGCATGGAACAAGAGGCAAAAGAGATGTGGGCGTTGCTGGAGCTCTTCGGGCACCAGCGAGTTGCGGGCAAGGTAGTCGAAGCCGAAATCGGCGGCGGCCACCTACTCCGCGTGGATGTGCCAGCAGTCAAGGGCCGTGAGCCTCTAACCAAGTACTACAACGTCAAGGCAGTCTATGGCCTCACGCCGGTCGATGAGCCGACAGCTCGCCGGATGGCCGAGGACATCGATCCTGCGCCGGTCAAGGAGTACTCCATCGAGCGCGAGATAGCACGTCGCAAGCAACTTGGTTCGGGCGATCCCGAAGACGAGATCGACCACAACCCGTTCGAGTAATTTTCAGAATAAGACATGGCCGCGCTCTGTATGGCGGGGCATGATACGGCCCGGTGTAGCGAAGCGAAGCAAGACAAGGTATTTCATTCACAAGGAGAAATCGAAGATGCGGATATGTGATGCAACCCTCGAATCAGTAAGTCCATACAGCCAATCGCGGCCTTACGAAACGGACAAGCTCAACAAAGAATCCCATAGGGATTACGAAAAGCGAACATGGCGAGACAGGGTCCATGCGCTAGATGACGGAACGGTCTTTATCCCGCCGATGTCATTCAAAAACGCGCTTTCTGAGGTTGCTAAGTATCTCGCCGAACAAATCCCCGGCAAAGGTAAAGCCACTTATACGAAACATTTCGAAGCCGGTGTGCTCGTTACGGAGCCGATGATGCTCGGGGTCAAGAAAGATGATGTCGATGCGGAATGGTTGTTTGTTCCATCGGATGGGCGTCGCGGCGGCGGTAGTCGTGTCTGGAAATGCTTCCCGCTAATAAAAAACTGGAAAGGGACTGTGCGGTTCCATGTGCTTGATGACACGATCACACCTGAGGTCTTCAGTAAGCACCTCAGTCAGGCAGGAACCTTCATCGGGATCGGAAGATTCCGCCCTCGCAACAATGGATTTTATGGGCGCTTCAGGGTTGTCAGCACGAAGTGGGCCGAACAAAGTTAGAAGTTTTCCAGGATTTGACAAGGCAAGATAGAGCGGGACTTGACAGGACTGGGCAACGCCGGACTGGGCCAGGCAACGCAAGGCAAGGCAAGACGAGGAAAAGGTCCGCGTCCTTCGGGGCGCGGACAACAAAAAGGAGAAGGCAGCAATGAAGACCATCGGCGAAGTAAGTCAGGACACCTTGAAGCTTCAGGAATTTATAGCTCGTCAGCCACATGGCGCGATCTTGGCTTACGCCGAAATCCAGCGCGAGACGGGCGTTGAGATGAACCTCAATGGCAAGAGTCATCTGCGACAGGCGATGAAACATCTACGGCGCGAATATTCGAGCATTCGGAACCACGGTGTCCGCTTGGCCGACGCCAATGGAGTAATGCCGATCCTAAGCAGTCGCATCAAACGCATCGACAAAGCCGTGAATCGCGCAGATCGAAGCCAGAGGATTTTGCAGGACCAATTCTTTACGTCGCTCAACGAACAGGACCAGAAGCGCATCCTCTTTGCCGGTGCGGTCTTCGGCGCGATCCGGCTGGCGGCTGAACAAGGGAAACAAATCCAGCGGCGCAATCAGACTCTGTTGCCAACGATCAATATTCCCTTGCCGCCTCTCTAGGTATAAATTCCGGAATAATTTTCACCCACTTTTATAAGAAAGCAGGCTAAACGAATGCGTATCCGTAAGATCCAGCTGCAGAATTTCCGCTCACATATCGACTCGACTCTCGAGTTGGCCCGACTCTCAGTCCTGAGGGGCACCAATGCCGCAGGTAAGTCGTCTATTGAACAGGCCATCCAGATCTCCATCGCCGGCCACGCCGATGGCACCACCGCCGACGGCAAGGGCTCCATCGGACTCATCCGCGCCGGGGAAACCAAAGCCCTCATCACCATGGCTCTCCAGCAGGGCGACGGCTCCGACGAGCGGATCCTCCGCTGCGCTCTCAACGGTACCGCCTGCACCGTCCTCGTCACCAAGCCCGATGATCCCCAGTATGCGGGTGGCGAAGAATGGAAAGACTGGCTGGCCATGAACCGCAGCGTCCTCTCCTGCCTGATCAACAATCGCTATTTTGTGGACCTAGCTGAGAAGGATCAGAAAGACGTCCTCGCCGCCATCATCCTGCCCAAGACGTACACCTGGCCTGACTGGGTCAAGCCGATGTGCCATGATCTCGGCCTGAAGATCAACTGGGCAAAGACGCCGTTCGAGACCATCGACCAGGCCTATGATGTCGCATTCAAAGAGCGCACCAACGTCAACCGCGACGTCAAGAACTTCAAGATGCCCGAGGGCGACACCACCGGCCATGAAGACCTCGAGGAGTTCGCCCAGAAGCTCACCACTCGCCAAAAAGAACTCGATGCGGCCAAGGGGAGGAAGAACCATATCGAGAGCGATTTCCGCCAGCGCCAGACCTTACTCACCACGGCCACTCAGCGCAAGCAGGAGGCTGAGACGCGCCTCTCCCGCGAGCAGCAGGGCATCCCTACCATCGAAGGTCGCCTGCTGAGTGCTGCCAAGCTGAAGGAGCACGAGAAGATCGCCAAGGGTGAGGCAAAGGCCTCCACGCTCGACGGCGAGCTCTTCCAGATCGAAGGCGCCATCCGGATCAAGAAACAGGCTCTCACCGAACTGAACAAGATGTCGGAGCAGCCCTCCTGCCCCACTTGCACTAGCCCCATCACCGAGGAGCTGGTGCAGGCGATAGCCAAGCCTCTGGCCGAAGAGATCAACGCGCTCAGCACCCAGCGTACGGAGAAGATCGAGCAGCGCAAGTCTCTCGGCAATCCTGCGGAGTCCCGGAAGTTGGTAGAAGAGCATAAGCAGGCCGATACCGACATGACGCGCACCAAAGAGCGCATCAAGGATGAGCAGACCACGATCGATGATGCTCAGGCCAAGATCGATGAGCTGAATGCCGGTGGCGGGAACGTGCCGGACACCAGCGAGATTGATGCTGAGATTACAGACCTCGCCGCGAAGATCCAGCGGGGCACTGAGGCCGTCAACAGAGCTCGCGCCGCCCGGGATCTCCATATCCGCAAATCCGACGCCGAAGTCGAGCGTAAGAAGATCGTCTCCAATCAGGCCAGCCTCAACAAGCTCGTCGAGTACTTCGGCGCAGAGGGTGTCAAGGCTGAGTTACTTGCCGCCAGCATCGGTCTGTTTATGGACGAAATGAACATAGTGCTCGCCCAGTGGGGCTACCTTTGCCAGATCTCGATCGAGCCCTATGTTTTGGCCATCATGTTCCGCGATGGTGAGAACATGCCGCATTTCATCCAACTCAAGCACCTGTCGAAGTCCCAGCGCTACCGCTTCGCCACGGCCTTCCAGGTGGCTCTTGCCATCATCAGCGGCTTCAAGTTCGTCATCGTGGACGAGGCCGACATCTACGACCAGCAGGGCCGCTCTGGACTGTTCGAGGCGCTCAGCTCCGGCGAACTCGACCAGGCCATCATCTTAGCCACCGATGAGCGCACCGCGGTCCCAGACATCCCGGATGCCGTGTTCTACCGGTTCGACAATACCGCCGAAGATGGCATGATCCCCACCACCGTCGTGCGCCGTCTTCTGCCGGCCGCAACGCAAGCTGCATAACCCATAACGCCCCCCGCACCTCAGGAAGGACACAATACGACGATGCCAGACTCCAGCAAGAACCTAATGGAACGCTACACCGAAGCCTGCAACTATCCATCCACGCTCGACGCGCCCGAGGTTGAAAAGCAGCTCGGCCTGTATCTGGGCGCCCTCGGCATCAAGCGCGAAATTGTGCAGCTGAAGGACGGATGGCAGTTGGAGCAGCACCCGCCGCTGCTGCGCTACATCGAGGGCGTACTCAAAGAGTTTTCTAAGAGTAGGGACGCGATGGCCGCGAGGGACGCGATGGCCGCGATGGCCGCGATGGCCGCGATGGCCGCGATGGCCGCGATGGACGCGAGGGACGCGATGGCCGCGAGGGACGCGAGGGACGCGATGGCCGCGAGGGACGCGATGGCCGCGATGGCCGCGATGGCCGCGATGGCCGCGATGGACGCGAGGGCCGCGATGGACGCGAGGGACGCGAGGGACGCGAGGGACGCGAGGGACGCCCTCCGGAGGTTTGCATCCTGGTGCATCCAACGCGCTTCGTGGTACTGGTATTTTGAACTTTCGTGGCTGGCTACA